AAAAAATGTCCCCTTCCACCGCATTATTCATGCGGTTCATGAGGCTATTTGTCCACTCACCCACAGAAACGTGGATGTCCATGAGGAGGGATTTGAGTGTCTCTTTATCCTACGCCTGGCAATCCAGGGAAAAGGTTACGCATTTCCAGAGATTTGAGACTCACAAGACTTGCATTTAGATTCATATTCCCGCATGATTCTGTCATAGATCATCACAGGATCTTCTTTGCTTTGCAGGCAGACTGTGGTTGCAATATCCCAGGCGATACGTTTTTGTTTCTTGATCGGATCTTCTTGCGTCCAAGCAATCATTAGTCGTTCAGCGTATTAATTACTTCCAGTTGATTGTAGTATTCCTCTACAATCTTGTACCAGTCGGCATGAAGTGCATCCAGGAACCGCCTGGAGATCTTAAAGATTTGAGTGCGTACTGGCGTTGACACCAGGATGGCGGCTTGTTGAACCGTCATGCCAAGTGTTTGCGTAATGGCAATGTCGTATGCCGCCAGTTGTTTTAATGTTTTTTTAAATTTCATGTGACCACCTAGGAGATCACGCCATTCAGGTGAACCTTTCTCCAGATCCTTGGGCCATTTGCGGCTATATGGTTTAACGCTTGTCTTTAAGTCAGCAAGAGTGAGCTTATTATTAACCACCCCAATAATGTCGGGAGCACCAGCCCAAGCTCGCCCGTCAGGATCGCAACCCCACACACGAGCCACGTCATCAGCACCAACAGTAAAATTGAACTTATTAAGAACAGGTGTTTCAGCCCATAGTACCTCTTGGAATTGATCCAGAATTGCTGGCATACCTGACCAAAAATCCGCATATTCAGGTGGTATTTCTGGCTCTTTATTGCCTTTAAGGTACTGCTCCATGCCATAATGAATGGCTGTACCACGTTCCGCAGCAGCTTCTTTGACCCCAGGGTTAGCCTTGGACCACATTTCAAGCTTCCGTTTGTTTGCTTCGGATGCTGTTTCACTGATGATGGTGGTTACGGACGGTGCAGGACCAGATGGAAGCGGAGTGGTATAGTGCCTTTTACCATTAAGCGTAATTCTGGTTGCGGTCCTATTAAGGTTCCGCATAAGATCTGGCTGCTGATCCTGGAGTTTTACCCAGGAATCTTGTGATTCAAGTCTAGCAACCACGTTTGGTTTTGTATATTATTCTCAGAGTATCACACTTAGAGGCTTACTGCGAATGGATGATTTTAAGTATGCAATTGCTAGCATTTTATTTGCCATGCTTGCAGTAACCGCCATGGATGCTTATGTTATTTTTATTGCATCCAAACCGTGAACGGTCTGCAAAAAACCTGGTACTGGATCCAAGGCTGGTACTCGTGCTTTTCATGGATTGTGCTTGTACTGCTTCAAGAATTATTTCGTTTTATTAAAAACATGGGCTGCAATTTAACACGGTTTTATTACGACATTGATGGTTGGCCAGTAACAGAAGATATTGAAACAGCAGAAGCTGATGAATATGAAAAAAAACTAGAGGAACAGGATATTGACTATACTCGAATTGATTTATAAATCATCCAACGATGTGGGAAGAGTATTTTGCTGGCATCAAATCTGAACTTGGCGCCAGGTCTCACGGCTTTGAAAGAATTTTTGCACATTTAAATCAACGCCCAAATCCAACGATCATTGAAACCGGTACATACCGAGAAGAAAACAACTACCGTGGTGACGGTTGCTCCACATTATTGTTTGATAATTATGTGCACCACCAAGGTGGCACACTAATATCTGTTGACATTGATCCCAAGGCTTGTGAGTTGGCACGAATGTCAACAACACATGCGGAAGTTGTGGAATCAGATTCAGTTGAATTCCTTTCTACGCTAAAAGGAAAAGCCGATTTACTTTATTTAGATTCTTATAACATTGAAAACTGGGCAAACGACTGGGCACCTGCCGCACATCACCTCAAGGAATTGTTTGCCGCAAAAGATGTAATCAAAGATGGAACCTTAATTGTTGTAGATGACAACATTAAGCAAGGGAGTAAGCGCCTTGGAAAAGGTCGATTAATTTATGAGTTGATGGACTCCCTTGGCATTGAGCCATTCCTGGATGAATACCAAGTTGGTTGGGTTTGGTACGAAATGTAAACCGTACTCATTTGTTGTGGATACCGTATTTACAATTTAACGGTATCCATTGATCATGTTTATAGGTTAATTACTACCTATAGATATGGTCTCATATATACTGAGAGGACCAAAGATTTCTGAAATGGCGTTATCTAATCAAGTTAAAGATGCTATTGATCAAGCAAGTAATCATCTGCGAGACGCTTTGGCATTTGCTGCACGAGCCGAGCATCCGATCACGATCTCCACCATCACAGACATCTTGGTACGCTTGGAGTCCTTAGAGTGCATGGACGAACTCATGCAGAAATTCCGTAAGACAGGCAATGGCAGGGAAGTACCGGATACCTACGGAAGCTGAGCGACTGGAGAGGTACTTCATAGAGCTTGCCCGTGTAATTCCTAACCCTGGTAGGGACTGGGCCAAGAGTGCTGCACCGTGTAAGTATCTTAAACTATTAAAAGAACGCAAGGAACGGTTACAAAATGCCACAGAAGAAACCGGGTGATCCTGGCTTGTATGCCAATGTTCATGCCAAGCGTGAGCGCATTGCAAAAGGCAGCGACGAAAAGATGCGTAAGCCTGGTGAGAAAGGTGCACCTACTGCCAAAGCATTTAAGCAGTCTGCTAAGACAGCAAAGAAAAAGAAATAGTTTATACTGATTGCGCTCAACTGTACACGCTCGCGAGTCTTCGGCCCGTGAAGTTGGAGTCGGTAAGGAAGAACTTGATTCCTGGCTTGAGCAACCAGGAATTTTTTGTGTTATCTTGATGTTGATCGAGGTGTAGCGCAGTTTGGTAGCGCATCTGCTTTGGGAGCAGAGGGCCGCAGGTTCAAATCCTGCCATCTCGATATGCTGGATTAGCTCAGTGGTAGAGCAGCAGTTTTGTAAACTGCCGGCCGTCAGTTCAAGTCTGACATCCAGCTTTAATTCGTTATATTAATAAGAGCGTATTTGATATGGATGCCAAGCGCATCACGTAAGCAACGTATCAATAAGAATCGAGAGAAGCTTCTTGAGTACAAGAAGACCTTGGAGTGCGAGCAGTGTGGGTTGAAGGATTATCGCGTGATTGAATTCCATCACGTCAGTGAAAAAGATATGAACGTATCAACGATGGTAAAAGATGGATACGGCTGGAGCCGCATCCAAGAAGAGATTAGTAAATGTATACCACTATGTTGTAATTGCCATAGAGTAGAGCATTGGTGCAATTAACGTCCAAAGATTGAACCACGATTTAATAAGTTTGCAAATTGTTCAATGCGTGAACCGGCTTGATCCCACCAAGGGCGACCAACAGTTCTAGTTCCAGCAACAGAACCATAAGGCACTTCAATGAGTCTGCCGTTTAAAACAGCTTTACCCCCCCTTGGTCGAATAGAAGGTGTAGGTCCTGCGTATGCAGCAGAAGGTGCGGGTTGATTTCTTGTAACCCAATCTTTACCTGTTTGCGCTTTATATGCACGATTAAGTGATTTACCTGTTTCAATTAATCCAAGCCCACCAAGAACACCACCAGCCAAAGGAAGACTTGATCCAATTACAGCAGCAGGTCTTGCATAACCAGCGGCACGAAGAGCTTGCAAGCCTTTAGCTGTTGCTCCACCAGCAGCTGAACCAATGGCAGTGTTCAATGCAGCTGTGGTGCCAGCCTGCGCATAATTGCCTTGAGCAAGAGCATCAATTACTGCAGGGTCCATTGCTGTTGCAATAGCACCAGTTGCTAAACCACCAAGACCTAAACCCTGAATTGGCTTTGATTGTTCAATTAAATTCTCAACAGTTTTATTAAGTAACTTATTGGCTGCTTGTGGACGCAAATTATCTCTATAAATAGTAATTTTACTTAAACCTTCCTCTGCATTTCCAAAAGGATCCAAAGGATTTATAGGATTTGTATAGCTATTAATTGGCGTTATTCCAAGGGCGTTATAACGAGCTCTTTCATATTTAAACATTTGATCCATTTCATCAACATTAAAAGCTGTATATCTTGCCTTATCAGAAGGAGGTAAAATACCCAACTGACGCAAATCTGTTTTACTTGCAAAAGAACCAAACGGGCTTAGTGTTTGCCCTTCTACTGGAAACTGACCAAGGATTCCGGTTACAGCTTGTGTAGCAGGAGTTGCTGGCTCTCCAACGTTTGGTACTAAACGTGCAAAGCGTTCAATGGCTTGGAACTCTGTAATGTTTTCTGCCTTTGCAAGTTGCTGCAAATTTTGGCGCAAAATATCTCCTGGCCCACGGTTTGCCCCCCGTAAATTTTGGACTGAATATGCAAAAGGTAAATTTCTTTCAGCAAGAAGCGCTTGTAAATCACCAGCTGTTAATTCCCCCCTTGCACCAATTAAATCTTTTCTAAAGTGAATATCACCAGAGCTTCCCCGACTTGAAGTAACACCCCAAGAAGGCCCTGTGCCTGGGCCAAGATCCTCATATTGTTTAAAACGTACACGTGGTTCTTTATATGGAGTTTCTAAAATATCCCCAGTATATAAATATTTTGCTTCTTTTGAAGGATCTGCGTTAATTCGCGAAATATAAATAGAAGGATTTTCCTGGGCAAACTTTTGCCCTTGCCCCCAATTACCTTCTGCATAGCTATACTGTGGTCTTTCTAGATTTCCCCAAATATATCCAGCGGCTCCAGGCGTTTTATTGGAAAGAGTTTCAAGTTTATTTTCTAATCTTGCCAGTTCTTTTGTTGTTTCCGGACTTTTGTTTGTATGGAAAAGGCCAGAAGGAGAAACAAATTGTGAGTATTCAAAGTGAGCTTTGCCTAATTTATCTGCTAAAATTTCTGCATAATCTTTAGCAAAACGACTGGGATCTGGTCCAGGTGTAACCGTAATTGCTTGTATATCCCCTTCGGGAAAAATTGTTTTATTTGCTACAGCTTGTTGATAAGAACCTAATTCCGAACTTGGCGTATCAGGTTTAGCCAATAAATATTCTGGGTATGTTTTTTCAGTTTTGTATAGATCATCGGTACGAATAAGTCTATCAAATACACGGCTACTTGCAGCACGTTGGCTTAACGGAATTGTTTCCTTGTTAGTAAGTTTTCCTTGAATATTTGCACCACGAGATACATCAAATAAATTTGGATCGGCGTTAGGAAACATCCTTTGCGCTTCTTGTTGTTTAATTACGGTTGTATTTTCTAATAAATTTTGGAATGGAAGAATTGTACCAAAAGGAACTGCTGCTGTTGCGGCTCCCAAACTACCCATTAACTTCAACGCATCTTCGCGTTGTTGTTGAGCTTCTTTAATTTTTTCTTTATCAGCAGCAGAAAGAGTGCCAACAATTGTTGTTGAATTAGGTAGTAGCTGAAAAGGATTCATATTAACGAATTAAACCATATCCTTGATTATAAACTCGTCGCATTAATGGATCTGCTGCGGCAAAGATTCGTTGGACTTCTCGACGTTCATTTGGAGAAGGTGGACCGATTTCATTTTTTGCATACATACTTATGCCCTGCGGCACATATGTTGAAGGATAAGCTAAAACATCTTCTTGAGGATTGGGACCAGAAGCTTCATATGGAATATTTAATTTGTTAAGGACACCAGCTGCTACACCTTGTGCATGTGTTTCTTCAACAATAGAAGGTTTGCCAAACGTTTCATGTGCCCACCTTAAACGTTGACCAGTGTCTCTTGGAATTGAACCAGGAGATGAAATTCCTTCTAGTTGCGTACGACCAAATGAAGGATTGAATGTTGTTTGTTTTAATGCAGAGGGAAATACAGCATGTGCACCTTCATGTGCAACAGTATGCACAGTTCCGCCTAATGGATCTACATAGCCTGTTGTTCTTTGACTTGGGTCATTATTAAATACGACTCCCATGCCAGTGCCCCACATTGGAGAGCCTTCTATTGCCATTACTGAATTGGCTGGTTGCAAATTAAATGTTTTACCACTTTGTTGGTTTAACAGATTAACAACAGCTTGAGTTTGTTCTGTCGGTTGGAACCCATTTCCAGGCACAAAATTAAATGCAGGAGTTTTTAGTGTCCTGCGATTCATGTAGTCTTGAAATAAAGAAGGATCAGCCATTTTTTTTACCTTAAAGTAATGTATTAAGAAATTAAGGAGTTAATTCCATCACGCATTCCTCAATGTTGCTTTAACAAACCAAGCAGCTTTAAACATTTGGCCGACAAGATCAGCCATGTAGTTAGCAATATCAATGGCACCAACTTTTTGTGCAGCAGGCTCTAGTTTCTTGCAAAGGTTGGCACACTGCTCCAGGTTTTTGTAATAGGTAGCAAGCATGTCAGTTCCTTTGTAGGAAGTGACGGCTGTGAACGGGGGAGACGCATCCCGAAGTCCACATCCACACATAGGCATGAGGTAGTCCATGCTTCGGATAAACTCAGCCAGTGTGTCGAACTGCTCCAGATGGCTCTCGTATTGGTCTTTAAGGAACCCATGCACCCCGAGGAAGTTCGCCCCCTCGTAGTTCAAGTGAATGAGATGGGACTGTGTCTCAAGTTCCTTGAGGTAGGCGGTGAGGGCAATGCACTGCTGGATGAAGGACCCGACGTCACCATCCTTTGATTTAGCAGGCCCCTTGGGCTTGGGCTGAGCCTGTGGTACAGCTTGAAGAACAGGAGCTTCGGGCTGTGGTGCTTGACCAGGAGCAGGAGTATACATAGTTTTTAATTAGTACTTACAGTTTATCAGCGGCTAATTTCTTCCCAGTCAACAGCTGCATGAACAGTGGAAGTATTAGCACTTGCAGAGATTAATAAGGATAGCTCATACGGCGTACTCGTTAAGCCATCACGTTCTAATTGAAATTTAAACAACGCTTCTCTAAGAATATCAATCGATGCATTTGATTGATTACTGGCAGAAAAATATCCCTGGGTTAAAACACGACCACCGGATGTACCAGTTCCAGTGAGGTTGTACTCAACTGCTGAATCGGTACCGGCACTTACCCAGCTACCGCCACTTGTTGTTGCACTAGCAACCAACTGCCAGACATAGTTTGCAGTACCAGCGGCTGGCATAACAGACAATGCACTTAAGATAACGATGGCATCAAGTGCAGCAGCTTTCAAACGTAAGGAAACTACAGGATAGAATGTACCAGCAGTTGCCATGCTATAGGGTGCTGTGATTGAGGTACCAATGGCCTGCTGGAGACCACGCAATTCATAGCCACCTTCTGAAATAACGGTAGAACAAACTTGTTTCATTGTGCTGCTACTGGCCGTAGCAGCAGTATTTTTGATTTCATAACGCAAAGGAAGAGATGCAGTTGTAATGTAAGTAGATGTAATTAAATTTGCATGATGAAATGAATGACAATGAACAAATTTACCATTAATAACAAAACCAAGACGAACAGTGCCAAGTCCTAGCCATTCAATATCCATCCATAGGATTTGAGCTTTTGTTAGATCAAGAGTAAATCCTGATTTACCCGTGCCATTTAATGGATCAACATTCCAACTTGATTGCGGCACACTGGTTTCTGTGACAACACCTGTCACAAAATTACGTTCAACAAAAGCCGGAGCAGAAGTACCGTTTTGTTCTAGATAAATGCCATTGTTAGCACCATAGTAACCAACACGCTGCCGTAGGCCAGCCTTTGCAGTATTCATTACAAAAGTAGACATAACCAGAAGTGATTTTCCTGGCTGATATGAAAATACTTTTGTTGTTTCTCGAATAATTTCAGAACCAGATGTTGTTGTGACGTTAAGGTTTACAAGCCCAGCATTAGCATCGAACGATGTAGTGCCGCCGGTTCCACTAGATGTAGCCCAAAGATTATTGTCTCGATAGCGATGACTTGAATCAAATAATGTGAATGGATCACATGTACGTAAACGTCCAAAAGCGTCAGATCCTGTACCACCACCTTGGACATTAACAACACCACTAGAAGATGTTGTAACTTCAACAGGCTGTCCACTGGCTGTAGTAACAACAATGCCAGAAGCGTAATCTAGATAACCAGAGGTGCCATCACCATAGTCATTGATATAACGAATAATCATTGGTGAAGCACAGTATTTCTTTTATTTTAATTCCGATAACGTCTCAACAAAAAACCCAGGGCATTGAATCCCTGGGCTATACCCTTTTAACTAGACTTATTTATTTTAGGACAATACCATCGAGGTTACGAGTGAGGTGCCCATAATCCCTGGGTTCTGTGACGGCAATGTTAGTGGTACCACAGACCTCACAGACGCCATGATGGTAGGTGGCACAGTGATTCTTGGGACCAATGTAGGCACCATCATCTTGGTACCACCCACCGTGCTTAATGCCACAGGAATAGCAAACCCAGTCTGGCCCGTAAGATTTTTTATTTAGCTTCACAGTTTTTTTGACAGGTCCGGCCGTGAACGACATCGTGGAATTGTTTGATGTTGTCAAGTTGTTTTTGTTGGTTGGTGTAGTAGTTAGTAACTGCTTGTTTAAAACAGTCAAATAGTTCTGGGCCGGTCATTTCATCAATGAATTCACAGATGGTGTCCGAGAAGTACTCAATTGCTTTTTCTTTGTAAATGTTGTTGTTTTCCATGGAGGGTGAGAAATTAAATTTTGTCATGCTCGTTGGCGACTCAGCGCCAACGTAAAGTTTTTTATCTGAGTCTTGTGAAACCAAAGATGTGTCAAGGATGTTGACTTTGCGTTGAGCACGGTACCATTCCTGCCATTGCTGAATGGTTTCCATTGGTTTGTCTGTGATATCCATAAATAGAAAAGGCACATCCCAGTGTGATGTGCCATGTAGTGTTTGGGATATTGTAAAGCTTAAGACATAGAAACAGTTGGTTCTGTATCTACAACAACTTGTTGAGCTTTACTTTCTTCGTACATACGTACTGCTTCTAGCATTTCAAAGTACTGGTTACGTACCAAAGGTCCAGCTTCTTTGACGCAGAAGTCATGCCATAGGCACGTGTACAGACCATGCAAGGGATGGGCAGGATCCTGGCGACCAGCACAGTTGTACATGTGTTCCATGAAGTCAGCTTTCTTTTGTTCTTCAATGGCATTCCAATTGCGCAGTTGCTCTTTAAGCCATGGCGTATCAAAGGCACCAGCAGTGTTAAGTTTAGTTGCCAGGTCGTCAGTCATTGGAATCAATTGCTGTAATGGAAGTGTAGACAGAAGAAACATTAGATGCTGCTTCGTAGAGGAGATCATCAATCTCATCCTGAAGAGCAATAGCAATATCCTGTGGAGTTTTACCGCCAAAGGAATCGTATTCTACGTCAATGTCAACAGCAAAAGAGACAGTAAGTTTTGGCACTACAACCAGTTCCATAGCAAGGATTTACTACGAGAACAGTGTATCAGAAATAGTTGTAAAGACGCCCAGCTAAAGCGTTATTTAACATTGTCGGACCAAATTCAATTGCTTTGTTCATTCGGTTTTGATAATCTACCGCTTGACTCAAATCAATATTTCTTTTTGCTTGTGTAGCATTAGAAAAAACATTTGAAAAAACATCTTCAGGAAACCCTGATAAATTAAATGGTTGCGTACGTAAATTCCTGAGATCAGGAATTAATGAAAACCTGACATAATAATTGGGTTGTGATGGTATATCAGATCTAGAGTAATTAGGTTGCGCTGGTATATCAGATCCAGCATTAAGACTATTAAAAAATTTTTGCCTATGTTGTGGAGCCGCACTGTAGTCATAGGCATTTGTATTGCCTATAAGCCTATCAGTTGAAAAAGCATTTAAATATCTTTGCGCCAAGGACATTTTAATTTCCCAGTAAACGCTCTAAAGAATGTGCTTGATGCTGCTGGTAGTAGCCCAGCCGTTCTTGAATTAAGTTGTAGTAGTTAATAGAAGCATCAACCATTTCCTCTGCGTCCATGGAGGACGCAAGGTTTTCATTGGCAAGCATACCAGCAGTCAAGATAACAACACCTAGTTCTTGTTTAGAACCAAGCAATGCGGTAAGAGGTGTCCCGTCCTGCGTGAAACCAGCAATCAATTTATTTAAAATGCTGTCTCCACCCATGGGACACCTCGTGTTGTTTCTTAATTGTATGACAGTTTATTTACCTATCTTGGCTAGGTAATACCAATAGGCGTTCATGGCATTTTGATGGAACCGTTTGCCAAGCAACAGTTTGAGTTTTTTTTGCTCTAGTTCATCAGCACGGGATTCATTGTATGGAAGGATTTCCCCATGATCTTTAAGCATGTCAAGTTCTAAGTCATTCATTTCAATTTGCAAATCAAAATCGCTGACTGCATGTTGATGACAATTCATCCGGATACGTGCATCATCACTGGATGCAGGAGGTTCAATCTTTTGGTAGAAGCTCTCCTGGATACTCGGATGTTTGTAGTTCCACTCGTGGTTCGACATAGATTCGTTTGGAGCGGACGCTGTATTCTTGAGTGACTTTGACTCCAGACGGTAGGTGTTGTCCTGTTTGGTAGGCATTACGTATGGCATCGAGGTTAGGGAGAACTTTAGTTTTGGTTGTAGGTTCTGTTGTGTCTGAGATAACAGCACCTGAGATTGACCGTAGCACAACTCGTTTTGTTGTGGTGGTTTCTTCTTCAACGCAATAACGTTCTCTTTCTTCAGGACTCCATACGTCCGGATCCGAGGAGATTTCAACAGTTAAGTCCCTTTTCTTAACGAGTGTGAACTGGTAGTTGCGTCCCGTGATCTTGTTGGTGTTGAAGGGGAGGGAACGCTTGAGCCAGTTTAACAATCCCTTAAGCGACCGCAGTTGGGATTCGTGGTGACGTTTGGCATTCGTGATGAGTTCAGATTCTTTCTTGATGCGTTCCAGGGCGTCTTCGTGCGCCGCCATGGCGTAGTAGATACGATCAATCTTTTCAGAGCGAAGCTGGGAGCAAGTCTCCAGTTCCGCTTTAGCAAGCTCTTGGGACTCAGGAGTGAGAAGAGGGAGAGACTGCTCGAGAGCAGCATAATGCTTGTACAACTCGTAAACATTTAGTTTATTCAGTTTTGTTTCTGTGATCTGGGCCATGGGTCAGTTGAGTTGGGTAATGATATTAAAATTGGTTATTTGTTTAAACTTTTTATTTTGTCTTGCTAAACGTCGTCGTGATTCCCGAGCAGACTCAAGAACTAGCTTCAAGCCTATTCCATTGTTAGCGTCAACCATGGCAGAATAATTTCCATGAATTAACTCACGCAATTTGTACTCACTAGTGCCATTACGAAAATCAGGTTCGCTGTTAGTCATTGTTTAAACGGTATGGAAATGGGATTGAACTTTGTTGATGCAGTAGGACAGCAGCATGCCTGCTGCTGCCCACAACAAATCTTTCAGCACTGGGACAATAGCACCAAGAATGGATTCAAACATGAATGAGATGAGTTGATGAAATGTGTTAGTCAGTTTAACGTCATGACTAGGACGTTTTATTAATCATCGAGCTGCTCCAGTGCGCGGCGGATGATGTGGTAGCGCTCGTTGTGTTGCCCTTGATCAATGTGAAGCAACGCATGTAGCGCCTGCTCCTTCAAGCTCGGCGGCTTGGGGCGGCGGTTAGAGCGCAGACGGTCTGCACCGGTTTTCCATATCTCAACAGCGCAAAGCCACTCACAGCACGCCTCCAGCTCCTGGTCGGCGCCCCAGCGGGCGGCTTGGGTGGCGATGTAACGCTGATCTGCCATTGGTGCAGTGGCAGCTTCTTCGTTCCACTTGCGGATCAGCTCCGGCGGTGGGGTGATTGGGTGTTGGTCAGTCATTTTTTGAGTTGCCATTTGCTGAGATAATCCATAAGAGTGTCAACTTTATTGCTGACAGCTTTAATTTCATCCATCATTTCTTTGCGAGATACATAGATCTCTGGCAAGTAAGGATCATTTTTACCATCAGGGTCTGAGATCTTTTGTGCTTCAGCTTCTGCTGCATACACACATTCTTGGAACATCTCCCAGGCAAGTTTCTCGTCCATGACTTGACGAGTACCTGGATCAAAAGCAACTAATAGTTTGCCAAGGAACTTAGCTTTTTCTCGGAAGATCTCAATGAATTGATCTTCAGGTAAGCCGCAGGGGTTCAATTTCATCTTCAGGAAGAGCGTCAGATACAGCAATAGTAAGGGCATCAAGGATGAATTGTTTTTGTTTGTCTTCACCCCATGATGTCCATTCAGCAAGTTCTAAGTCATTTTCATCCCATTCGATGGTGATGTCACCACCACCATCTGGGTTTTCTTTGTATTCAATGTGTAGTTTGTCGATGAAGGAGGGCATGGTTTGTAAGAACAGATTCAGCGTATTCTTCTATGTGCATTTTATATTCTGCACCTGCCTTAATGAGAAGCCAATAAGTTTCTTCATCAATCTCTAAATCAAGTTTGTATTTGCCATTGGAAAGGATCATGATTTCTTAACAGCCTCCTTGAGTTGAGGTAGTGCAGTACCAGGGAATGGAACGTAGCCTGCCTCCATCATATTGAAGAACAGATCCCACGCATGGTGCTGTGTCAATACGTCATTGGGTTTGTAGGTACGCCAGTGGCTGAGCGGTGCTTGTGCACCTGACTTGGTATGTAGCAATACAAAACGTCCGTCACTGTTGGCGTCAACGGGAGGGGCATACCACCAAGCGACGCACTTATCAGACACACCACTAGGTGCTGCATTGCGTAGTTCCGTGCGTTTGCAGAGCAACTCACGATACTTCTGGAACCAGGTCAGGTGTATACACCACGGTTCAAATCCCTGGATCTCTTCTTGGAAAGCAGATAAGTTGTTGAGCTGACGTTGAAACGACCCACACGAGCATGTAGGTTTGCCAAACAGCGGCTCTTGTTCGGTATCAGAGTCCAGTTCAGAGTCCAGATCAAGCGGTTGATTCGGAAGCCGAAGTCCGTCGGGCGCCACCAAATGGCCCAGGTCCGTCTGGTCAGACTGAAGCAGGGTGATGAGTTTGTTTGGGTCTGAGAGATGGATGAATCGATCTGCCCAGTGGGCTTGGAGCTTGGCGTTTGGTGTGAGGTGTCCGAGAGCATGGGTGTAGGTCCATCCTTTGAAGAGTACGTAAGCGTTATTACGCCAGACACTGGGACCACGGTAGTTAGGTCCGAGGTAGGAGAAGAAATTCTTGAGGCGATGGGTGTAGGTACTGTAAGCAGATTTAATCAGTGTCCTGTCGTAAGTTTGCTCAGTACCATCGCGACGCACCACAATGCAATTGTTATCTCGCACACCAATGCCAGCAATCTCGGTGTCATCAAAGTCGGGATACGCACGACGGATGTTAGTACGGGTATAGATGCATGCCTGGGCAGCATTGAGTTCCAGGACTGTGGCAAAGTGTTTGGTTGTCATGAGTTGAGTTAAGTGAGTTGGATTCAGATGAAGAGATCATCTTCTTTGATACCAGCGGCTTGCCGGTCTTTAGACGCCTGGTAGGCCGTCTTCCCCATCCTATAGGCACCGTAAAGGACGGCAGCCCATGCGACAGGATTTGCAATAGTAGCAGCTACTGCACCAGCTAGCAAGGCCGTGGCACCTGCTGCTTTGACTGCCGCTTTTTCTTCACGTTTCATGGAAATGTTAATGCAATTGGAAGATTTGAATACAGTTTAATTGTATGGTTAGAATAAACGGTAACAATTTAATACACAATGGAAGAGATTAAGTACGTACCGTTGACTCAATTCCAGATCGAACCAACGATTGATGATAAGTTTTGGTTAGAAAAAATCAAACGCTCCATACAAGATTGTGGATCAGTAAGTGAGTTAAAGGAAATGGCGACCTTGCTTGCGCAGATCGCCACGAATCGCCAGGGGGTAATTAGGGGATTGGTTCAAGATATGTTCATCTTCAATAACGTTGCCATTAATGAAGATGATATTGTTAATCCCCCAATTAAAACTCAATCAGAGACTTGAGTCTTCACCTGTTACTTCATCTCGGGAGGGCAAGGATTTGACATCAATGGCTTCAGTGGTACGTGATTCGGGAAGAATTTGTACACCAGCTTTAATGCCGTAAGCGCCCCCAAGCTTTTCAGCGTCTTGGCGCGAATGTGCGTTGATGTAGTCATCAAACATCTCCTGCATTTTCCAGGTGGATTCCCGATCTTCATCAGGGATTGAGAGACGGTTCAATGATTCGATTGCATCTTCCTGGCTGCTGTAGTCAGGGATATCAAACGATTCAATAGCACAGATCTCTACGTTGTTTGCACCACGCATCTCGTTGGCAAGGACGGGAGCAAACACAGTGGTGGCATAGAACTTCTCGTTGAATGCCAGTGGCACCTCAGAATCAAGCGCTTTGCTCAAACACTTAGACATTTCTTTTTCATACAGCCGCACTTTATCTGAAACATCAGTGCCATTCAATCCCTTAAGTGTCAGTACCATTGGGATCTTGTGCGCACGCTTATTGTCCTTGGTAACAATAAATACCAAGTACTTGGTACGCACACTGTACTTACGCTTGTACATCTCACCTTTACTGGAAGCAAGATCAGCTGCAATCTTGTCAGCTTCAAATAATTCTTTGACCTCTGGATTCTCAAAGGTACCAATTGTCATGCGCATCCCAGTTGTCTCTTCCACCATTAGTGGTGAGCGCAACAGAATTTGAATGCGCGGCTCAACAAAGTTCAAGCCTTCTTCGACGGATGTATTGGGTGCCATGCCAAAGGTTTGCTTGTAACCCCAGATAACTGAGCCTTTGGCAAACTCATCTTCAGTTGCAGTCCAACCACAAGTATCAAGGTCAGACTTACGAATAAACCAACCTCGTGTCTTGGATTTATTTAGAGGTTGAATAGTAACAAGATTCTGGTAACCAGAAACAAATTCTTTGGACTGGAACATTTGAAAAGATTCCAGGCCACGGGTAGCAAGAGCAGAGGATTTTTTCGTGGTCATTTTGTTGAGAGTTTTCAGGGAAGGAGGAGTGACAGTTTCAGCTTGGATGTTATCCATCCATTCATCAGTCAGGGGATCAATCGGTGTTTGTGTCATGGTGTGTTCAGGGTGAACAGTGGATGAGTTTAGCGTCATCCCAGGACGTGACCTCAGTTTACCTCGAAGGGAAGATCAGCTTTGAGTCCTTCATAAGACTTGAGGTAATCATCATGTTCTTCCACGATTTCACGCATGGCATCTTGAACAGTTTCCCGTCCATAACCAATGCCAACCATAAACTGAACAAAGTGGTGCATTACCTCATGTGATGTAACACCTTGGGACTCAAACGAGATTGTAAAGTCATCCTCTTTGCAGAGAAAAGTGAGGGTGCGTTCTTGCATCAGAAAGGTTGATCGTCTAGTTCAGGAGCAGGACCATAATGACCAGGTAGGTCAGGAAGGCCACCACCAGAAGCCACGTTCCAAGGATCAACAGGAGCGTTGTTGGTGTTGTTCCAAAGGGGTTGGACTTCCGTGGCATCACGCACAGTTGTTTGTGGTTGCACCGTTTTAGGCTCTGCTGCTCCCCTTGGAGCAAGGGTCATGCTGACTAATTGAATTTTGGTTTGCGACTTGCGTTCTTTAGTGGATTGATCAGTCCAGCTATCGGTAACAAGACGACCACGCAAAGTAAGACCAGTGCCTTTACGTGTAAAATTCAACAAAAGTTCTGCGTTATTCAGCTTATCACTAGCTGAATTAATTGCATAAAAGTTAAATAAATCTGCCTGATTTTTACCCGTGCTAACAGATAATGTTTGTTGGCAAATCATCAGCCCACCTTCGGTGGTCTTAAATGCCCTGGCATCACCATCTAAATCTTTGACACATCGTCCAACAAGGATGACGTCATTGAAAATTGGGAACTGATCATTAACCGCTGCAATAGTTCCTCCATGGAGCGAGTGCGTTCTGGTGTCGAGATCATGACGTAGCTTGGCGCCGTGAATGTACACATGGGCTCCCTTGGGCGCTCGTGCAAATCGCTCTGCGTTTTTGCCGTAGACATTGAGTTCAATGTGAGTTGCTGCTTTGTTACCAACTGCTGGAATCCCTACCATGCAACGGATGGCGGTTGATGTAGCAGATGTATACACCTCCCTTGGTTCTTCCAAGGTTTGTGCATAAGCAGAAACAAAGTTGTTCATGTGTGTGATGGGTAGTGGTAAGGCAGTTTAACGTCATACCTAAGGACGAGGAATCAGTGTGTCTCGTACCAGGTGTGGCCCACCTTAGCATCGCCCTCAATGTCACATCTGAAATTAAAGAATTTCTGCGCTTGGGGGAATGAGATCAGTGCCTTCTCTTTGAGCAGCTCGGTGTGCTGTGGCTTGCATCCCACCTGGATCTCATCATGAACCATCGCATGTTGGATCCAATCTTCTCCATAGATGAGACCAGTGGTCTCCATATTGGCATGAAGATTAATGACAACTTGTTTCATGATGATGGCACCAGCTGATTGCAGTAAAACATTCAATGCTTTGAAATCAGAGCGGCAGTAAAGCACGCGTTGATCAAGACCCCGCAGGACACCACGATTACCAAGGTTTGCACTGAGTTTTTCTTTAAGTTCACGCAGTGCTGGCACACCACGCATAAATGAATTGATAGCAGTACTTCCTAGTTTGCGCAGAACTGTTTCATCTTTTTCATTCGGGTCAATGATGGTACCAGCCTTAACTGCACCACATCCATATAACATCCCATACAGCAAACGCTTGCTGATATCCCTGGTTGCCACACCAAATTGTTGTCTGTTGTATTCATGGATATCAACAGTGTCATCTGTTACCAGAGCAGCGTATTCACCGTGGTCCCAGTAGGCGAGGTATCCAGCAAGGCAACGTAATTCAAGTGCTTTAGCGTCAACACCAATGAGGTTCCAGCCGTGAGGAGCAGAGAACAAACTGCGACACTCCTTTCCATAAGGAGAGTAAGCTGCTGGGACCTGACCCATATTTGGATTGCGGTGTGCACAGCGCCCAGTAATGCAACCGTTAGTAATAATGTCGCCGTGGATACAACCAGTGTCATTGTTATAGAGCTTGGTCCAGGCATTGTTGCCATCGGCAATCTGACCAAGACGCTTATTCAACAACATATATTCTGCCAGCGGCTGTGCTTCAGGATACGGAAGTGCTGCCAATACATCATCATCCAAGATTGGATTACCTTTCTCAGTTGTTTTCTCTGGGACCCAACCGTATTTCTTTTGCAAGCGATCAACAATTTGCTGACGCGAACCAGGGTTAAATGTTTCGTACGTTACCTTGGTGAACGGTACGCCTTTGACATAGCCCCTAGTTTTGTTATTGACCTTAGGAGTGAATACAGTTTCGTGTTTAATAGGCGGAAAGATTTCTTTTAGTTTGTCCTCAAGTTCTTTTTGTTTTGTTCTGAGATCATCCACCAGATCAAGACATGCATCCATATCGAAAGGAAAACCAGCTCTAATCTGTCGATTAATTGCCAGCGCAAAGTCATGTTCCAGTTTGAGTGTGGAGCCTGGATAGTTTTGTACTGCAATGAGTTCCCAAAGGTTTGTTGTGACGACCACATCCTGGACACAGTAGTCCAACATCTCTTGAGAATATTCTTTGAAGTCTTTGAAGTCGATCTTATGGTTGGCCAAGCGCCATCCCCAGGCCTTAAGCGATGGGGATCCACGTAGGTGCGATGGAACCTGCGTATATTGTTCTGTGTCAAGGTCATACAAAAGTTCCTTGGGCCAGATGAGACGGCTGCATACCAGGGTATCGATGATGCGTGCGGTTGGCTGGAAGGAAGGATAAAGCTTTTGCAGAACCGGTACGTCGTAGAAGATTACATTGTGGCCAATGAGTACGTCAGCGGTTGCCAGATGAGTAATAGCATCAGCAATGCGATCAGGCCCATAAGTAAAAGTTTGTTGTCTGTTGATGTCATAGATAACAATGCAATGAATGACAGATACCTTGTCATACAACCCATCAGTTTCACAATCGAACACGAGAAAAGTCTCATTGCTCTTGGGAGTTAAACTAAATTCCGAGTCTTTAACTTTCATGCAACCTCTTTAAATCTTGCAACACAAGTTCCAGTTCGGAAACTGTAGCATCACTTTTTAAAAGGTTTGCACGAGCACTAATGACTCTGACATTTCCTTTTACATAACCAAGTTCAGGAATAATTCTGTCAAGTGAAGGTGCATTTGGATGATAACCCTTTTTAGGTTCTTCATCAATTGAAAGTTGTTTAATTTCAATCCCAAGCACAGGACAGAACTTGGGAATGACAATGTCATCTTTTGTAAGATTAAAAGGGATTCCACGTTGTTTAGCCCTGTGTTTACAACGAGAAAGCATTAAGGATTCCCGATGAGTAATTCGAGATCGTTTAAAACGTTCACGAGTACGCTCAGGACTTTTGTTATAATGTGTTCTATTTCTTCTGCGATTACCACAGAGATTAGAACACCATTTAGCATCTTTTCGTTTGCCAGTAAAGTATTTACCACAATGCTGACAGACCAGCCAATTCTCAACGTCGGAACTGGGCTTCATCGTGAATGTGGAGTTCTTGACAGGCGAGCTGGTCATCATTCTTGTTAATCCAGGTCAAGATCTGTTGTGCCCCAGCGCGATAAGGATGGGAGAAGATCTTGTTAAGAGCTACGTCAGAGTCTAATGGAATCAACTCAAATGAGTTGGATTCACTACATGCACGAATGGCATGTGGACTACCTGATTTCCAAGAGACAATGACGTAGCTCATCTGAACAAGAAGATAACTGTCAGATGTTATCTGGTTTTATCTGATATGCAAATTATTCAGGAAGTCTTCTTGTTTGATGTGCCATAGCCCACAAATCCACCTTCCTTCTTGCGTTGAGACAACGCTTTAGATGCGTCAGTTCCAGCACGCTGGGAGCCATGCACCAGTAGTGCAAATGGTTTATTACCTAAGCAGTGGCTGTCATCATGATCAATCTCAAGGCCGCGTTCCGCTGCCTCTTGCTCTGTGTAAACAACGTACGCAATACGTTGAAACACATCTTGATGTTTGGGGATCAAATAGTCGAGTGTGCCACCGTACGATGCAGTGAGATAGAAGTTAGATGGAATGATGTCACGCAGATTGAGCCACATACCAAGGGACTTGGTGTAGGCATAGAAGGTTTGCTTGGGTCGTTGCTTGGCAACCATCAACCATGCCTTGAGGTAATTCTCTGTAAAGAAATCACCTGACTCATGCACACGCACCAATTCCTTAGGCGGTTGCATGGTGAGTGATAGATCAATCAAATCACGCAGCAGCAGTGCCTGGTTGCCATTGGCATGGATTGTTTCACGGATGAGATCCCAGTTATACCAGCGTGCTTCCCGCACGGTAGGCCTGGTCTCTGCCATGGCAGCAAAGCAACGGAACTCCTCTGCTGTGGTGCCAGTGAACTGAGGCAGGTCATAGATCAGACCTGTGGTGCGATCAGCCATGGTCTTGCACACACCAGCGTGAGGGCATGCGTAGCCCGCTGGCAGCGAGAAGATGAGACGGTTCTTGAGCTTGCCGTTACCGGTGGAGAACTTGAGCAGTTTCATGATGAGTTGAGTTGGAGTGCAGCAGTTTAACGTCATGCTTAGGACAAGTAAGATATATAAGGACCGCAGAAGAGCAGCGTCAGGTCCGAGGGAACCAGGGTTTCTGCTGCTTCCTCTGGTTGGAAAGCGAATGACCTTGCAGGTTGATCACTGTGGGGTCACACCCTCCAGCTCGGCGGCGATGGCGAGAAGCGCGGCGCGTGTTTCTTCCCGCTCTTGTTCGACTACTCGCTCGCAACAGTTACCACAAAAGAACTCTGGGTCGTCAATGAGCGGCACCACCTGATCCGCAGCAGCACGCAGGGCGGCGGCGATTTGCTGGCGGCGGCGATCCTCATGGCTTTTGCAGTTGACGGGACTGAGTTGCCAAGCGGCGTCCCAAACAGCTTGCGCGGCGGGAGAGAGGTCAGCCATCAGCACCCTCCAGCTCGGCGGCAATAGCGAGGAGTTGATGGCGGGTTACGCGGCGCTGGATCTCATAAGCCCTGGGTGCGCCAGGCACAAAATCACTGTTTTGTTCTTCCGGCACCACCTGATCCGCAGCAGCACGCAGGGCGGCGGCGATGCTGGGGCAATCACGCAGGTCAGGCACAGCACGGAACGCATCCAGCACCGCCTGCGCGGCGGGACTTAGTGAGGTGGGGTTAGTCATGATTAAAAAAACAAACGGGCGTAACCTTCATTGATCCATTGCTCCTCAGCAGATTCCTTCTGCTGATTGAAAGACAGCTTCTCCAATGATTGGGAATTGTTCGCAGAAGATTTCTTTGATGTGTTCTGCAATGACTCGGTGTTCGAGTTGGGTTCCGTTGTCACAACGTAGTTGTAGGTAATGTATCCACGAACGGAGTGTTCCGTTCATGTATAGCTTAGTAGGAGTTGCAAGCGGCAGGATGCTACGTGCGCATTCCTTGGCAACACCACTGCTAACCATCTCACGATAAAGGTGTTCAGCATCTTCAAACAGCTGACTGATGCGACGGTAGTAATGGCTGATGTGCTCTGGATCTAGATCATCAATAGAGTTCTGTCTGTTCTTGGTATCTTGCCGACGCAGATGCGGCATGACACAAGAGCCTAGCTCACTGGTGTCTGCATAACGCTGGCTAAATTCCTGAAAGCTGAAAGAACGATGACGTAATATCTGAGCTGAGATAGCACGTGTTGTACTGATTTCAATACACATACCAGCCATCTCATATGGACTCCAGTGTTTATGCGTAATGAGATAACGCAATAACTTTGGAGCTGTATCCATGTTGGATTGATTCTTTGGTGCAGAAACTCGCGCCATATAGGTGATGAGTTCCTCTGCGTTAGGTGTTGCCCAGACCAAGGATACTGTCATTTGGATTCTTCAGTTTTGTTTTGAGATTCAATGCCAGCTTTATAGCCAAAGCTATAGGCAGTACTTACCAGGTAACGAACAACCTCATTTTGTTGTTTAAGTTTGTAATCTTTTGCCATAGCAATAATTTCATTGAAAGTTGTTTCGTCCATGGTTTGAAATAAAATCGGTTATTCCCCTGGAACATTAACAGAGGAGGTCAGCTTGGCAAGTTCATCAATAGGACAGATGCGATGTCTCGCATGAACCATTGGAGACTTGAGGTGGTCCCATTGAATAACAAGAAATTTAGTGCGTGCACCATTCTTGTTTAATTTGGTTTCATAACCAAGGACTGTGCCATAACGCTGACTGCGATTACGTTTAGCAATCTCCAATGATTCTGGCCTAACGGCCATTAATGCATGTGCCTTGGGACGCTCTGCGACACGATCACCAATTTGAAAACTGTATTGTTTCTTGGTCATTAAACATGCCTCCAAGCTTTGCGGTTGACAATGCGTGATGTGTAAGATGTACTGATTCCATATTTGTCTGCAATTGATTTCAGGGTTTGCCCTTCTTCAAATAGCAGACGCATCATATGGATATCAGCTTCTGTAAATACAGAAGATCCATGGGATGAACCACGAGCAATTTTACCTGGCCTTGGTTTGCCAAACGCAGGGCCAGGCTTTGGTTTTTCATACTGCTCAACAGTACGAAACTTAGCGCCACAATCAAGACACCGACAATAACGCTTGGTAAATTTGTCGTAGTGATCAGTGCATGTAACGCGTGTGTTCGTGCTGTTGCATTCACGACACCTCATGCAAAATCACCTGTTCTAATTTTGTCTAGTTGTAAACGATCAAGAAGATTAACAGTAGCTTCAATACCAGAAATTTTAATAAGGTCAATGATAAGTTCTTTACCCATCATTGGAATGTCATAGTAATTGTCAAGGATGATTTCTGCTTTCTCAAAACCATCAGGCTCGCCTGTTAATTTGGTTAATACATCAGATGTCATGTTGTCTACAAAGTATTCAACAATAGCTGTCTTGACAATGTCCCAAGTGTGAGATGGAATGTGTTGAACGATTTGATCAACAAGATCAAGATCGATAAGTTCAGTAGTTGACATAAAGAAAGGCCCCTGGAAAACCAGGGGCGTAGTTGCGTTCAGAGATTAGGCAGGCTGTGCGTCTGTGTCCACGATGCTGCTCAAAACGCCAGCATCTTGTAACTTTTGAAGCATACCAACCATGATTGAGGCATGGGTCTGAGTCTGCTCCATGAAGTGCTTGGCACGTTCAGCAGACATGGTATGGACGTTGCCATTGGGCTCCACGTAACGCCAGCTGCCATCAGGCTGAGGCTCGCCTTGGAGGGCAAGGCGCTCTGAGTTGTGGACGTACCTAAACTCGATGTTGTGGTAGTCCTGGAGGTTATCAGTGCCAGTCCATGTAGCACCTACGTTGTAACGATTGTCATCGTCAGCGTAGGCATGGAACTGAGGAATGATGTGCTTGAGTGCAGCAAAGATTGACATGATGTTGAAGTTGAGTGTGTTGGTAGGGACAGAGAGACTTGAACTCTCACAGCCAATGGCTTACGGATTTTAAGTCCGTTGCGTCTACCGATTCCGCCATGTCCCCATGAGTCACATCTTAACTCATAAACCAAGATACGATCTGATCTGTTGTTGTAAAAATTGAGATGCCGTTGGAAGATTCTCTTTAACTTTTTGAATGCCGGCTGCCTGTGCTGTGCCTGTTAAAAAGTTCATTGCAATAGGTTCATCATGATACATTTGTACACGACGAACATTGGTTGGATCAACAATTGCTTTTGTACCACGAATTTCTGCAATAGGTTGTGCAACCCAATCAACTCTTCCAACTTTTGGATTGATTCGAACATTAAAACGTTCGGTATCATTGACAGGAATGTTGCCTTCATACTTAAGTACATCAGGGCGTTGTTGGGAAATAATGCGATAGTCAGGATCAACATCAAGTAATTCAAATGATGGATTGTATTGAGTTGGTGATTGTCTCGTAGTCAAATCAAAAGCACGATAACCCCCTGGAGATTGATAAAGCCTGAGTGTTGATTGTGGATTTTGTGATAGATAATTTTGAATGCGATCTTCAACGTCACCTAAATGACGTATTGTTGCATTGCGTTCAGCATGATAAGGACCAGCAACATCCCAATCCATCATTGGTGTGTCTTTAAATCCCACAAACTCTTGGATTACACCTGGAGAAGATGGAGTGGGACGTGCTTGATTGGATGGAATTTTATGTTGGCGTTTGTAATAAACACCTGGCTCTAACACATAATGTGTTGTTGGGTATTTAAGTGTTTCAGAAAGATTAGATGTAATGCCAATAGATCCAAGGATCTTATCTAGTTCATAAGCACCAGAATCAATTTGTTGTTGTAATGCTCTTTGAGCAAATTGCTGTGACTTATGTAGAGCTTGGGTTAGATCACCATTGTTTTGACGATTAACAATTGTTTCAGGATCAATTACAAAACGTTGTTTTGACTGTGCAAATAACTCATCAAACAACTGTTGTTTTGTTACATTAGATGGACCTGGATTAACAATCCTGCCGATACTTTTTAAAACGCCGTTCATATCTATTTAATGCTTTGTGTTTTAAATGTAGGCAGCGATTGTACTCATCTTGTTTCTGCTGGTAAGCAAACTGCCAACAAAGTTTTTCTAAAACCTGGAACAAAGAATATGATTGTTCCAAAAGATCTTTTGTCATTTTACTTCAGTTGAATTGATTTCTACTGACGTTGAACGCCAGGTGTGGTCATGAGGTAATGGCTCAGTGCCATAACTCCATGTATCGTAGTCATCCTCATTGCGAGGATCATCTTCAATCAAGATGTACTGTGGTGAATTGTCATGAATGTACTCACCAATGTTGGCCATGGCCATGGCAAGTAGTTGTTCGTCAGTGAAGTCAGACATAAAGAAATGGACCTGCCCCTTAACGAGGATAGGACAGGTCCATGTTGGCTTCAACGTTCTGATTTTAGTTGCTCATCACGAATGCGCAATGCGTTGCTAAACACTTGCGTGTAAATGTTACGTTCTGTATCGCTGAGTCTGGTGTTGGCAAAACCAACAATCTGCTCAACAGACATGACACCCATGTTGACCTTGAGCTGAATGGTAAACGTAGGCTTGCCATTCAACATACCAAGGACAATGAAGTGTTGCTTCTTACGTACACCTTCGGCATACGATGCAGCATTGCCAACGCAATTGCGTACGGCCTGGCCCCATTGCGCAAGTTGATGTGTATCAATGGGCTGGAAGAATGACCAGTTGTCATCTTGATAAGTAACCTTGACAGGTTGTGGGAATAGATCTTGTGGTAGTGAGTGATTTGGATTCTGAATTTTCCATGATTCTGCTTGCACATGATCATGGAATTCTGTGATGCGCCAACGACGTGGCGGATCAATTGTCTTGCCGTTATCAAAGATACGAGCAAGCATTGAGAATGTGTCGTTGAGTTCATTGAATCGGAACAGCCAATGGTCAGTGTCCTCATCCCAATCCCAACGACGACGCCTTTCTGATGCAGCAGTAGATTCTGCTACTTTGTCTGTATAGTATTTGTTCATGATCTGAAACAATGATGCAACAGGCATGTGCTCACGCAACCATGCTTTGCACAGAGGAACGTCTGGCTCATAGAGACGACGGATGCCAAGCAGTACATCAAGATGATTCTGATAGTAATCAATTGGAGTATCAGGCCAGATGCGATTGATTGTACTAATTGCATCTGCCAGTTGATAGATGCGTTGTATTGGTACAACAATACTTTTACGTGTACAGTTGTCTGGATCATGGAATCGTTGCGTGGCTAAATCGCATTGCAATTGAATCCACTTACGAAAGAATGGTGTACTTAGAATCTTTTTGCTATCACAAATAGAACGGATACCAACATAACCATAGCCAATGTCGTTTGTATGACATACATCAATTAATTCAAAGAATGTATCAGATGTCAGCTGCCAATTGTCAAGTGTCATCTGATATTTCTCTTGGCAGATATCAAAGTACTTATCTTTGTATTTACCAGAGATACGTTCAAACAATACTTTGAATAGATCATTACCAATACGTAGACGCTCAAAGCTATTGACTGAATCATCCCATGTAGGTACAGATGCAAATAGCTGTTTGTCAAATCGACGCACAGCTTCGCCCATCAGTCTGCCCTTCTGGCCGTAGCTATTGCACATAGACCATGGACGATCACGCCATCTCTCTGATTGTTGAATAAATTCCTTGGTGACATATACAGTCTTAATAAGGTAATCGCTGCGACCAACAGTTTCACGCAAGAATGTAGTGTCTGACACAATACTGTGCATCAACATCTTGCGTGTTGTTGCAGTGTCCTTGTAACAATGTGTATAGGCGTAGATGTATTCAGATTCCTTGCCCTTAGGCGGCAGCCATGCTGCTACCCATAAACCTTCCCAGTGATAGATCACTGCATGTGTGATGTATTCAACATCGGGTATGGTGCCAACAGGCATACGGAATTCATGGAAACGCTCTGGTGCAGGATTAGCATTGATGTCATCAATTGCACCTTCATACAATGAAGAACGCACCACATCGTTTGGTATCAGGACTGGTGGCAGTCCAACAGGATACTTAGGTTTCTTAGTCTTAGATGTTTGAGCTTTCTCTTGCCGTGCCAACTTCTTAAGCGTTGGATCGTAGGCAAGCAGCTCAGTTTGCAGGTTAGTAGGGAGTTGGAATTGCATGGTAGGTTCAGGGTTTAGTTCAGGGTAGTGAGCAGTTTAACGTCATGCTCAGGACGGATGATCAATCTAAATACCAGTCGGAGGTATCGACGAGTTGCCAGTCAAGATCGAGGTGAGCAAGATACTCGCAGAACCCATCTTCATCAACAGGGATTGATTCTTCTGGATCCAGAGTAAAACTTGCTGAACACAATGCTGGAGCGTACTCAGCAGGGTCTTCATGGCTGCCTTTATAGATGCAGCGCATGTCATTAACCACTGCTTCAACTGTGACATTGTTGTTCTTGATGGTGGTGGATTCGACAGCAAGGATGTAAGTCATCAGTGGTTCTCTACGTACTGGTACTTCTTGGAAATGATGCAACGATACTTGTTCCAATGACGAGCAGTTTCATACTCGTCAATGAATCGTTCTTTGTTGCATACGTTTTGTTCGGCACGCTTCATTGCACAATGTGCAAGGTTAATGCGGTCGAACAAAGTAAGTTCATCAATTAATGCAGACATGAGTTGAGTTGCAATGGGAATTTGGCCTGGGACTTACACTGTATCTTTCTGTGCTATGTGCACAGCGATTACAGATGCCCAGGCATTAGAACAGTCTGATGTTGCGCTTGCTAATACCAGTGCCTGGGATACTGATCGATCCAAGGACACCAGACTTGCGTGCATTCAACGTTAGTTGGAATGGACCAAGTTGAAATGATTTGGTGTAGGACTTAACACCATGTTCAGTGATGTTAAATCCTGCAATTGTTTTGTCAAAGTTTAATGGAGATTTCTGAGTCATGTTTGAGTTTTGTAATGAGTTGTTCAATTTCAAGTTCAGTACCAGTAATAGATACTGTCACTGATACTTTCTTAGGTTTAGGTCTACGTGCATTACGCAGATCACGTACAGAAGAATTCCTTTGGAACTTAGTGCCGCATACAGAATTTGATTGAAATAATCTGCAGCACTCTTCTAATTCCTGATCTGCGCCCCACTGGGCAGCAGTAATTGCAATAAGCTCAATTAGTTCATAATGTTTGACTTTGGTGTCATACCAAGTATTTAACCAATTCTTTATAAGTTCAGGCGATGGTTTAATTGGGTGCTGTTGATTAATCATTGTCATTGAATGCTTCAGCGAGTACAAACTTGAGATGGAAATACTCTTGATCTTTATCTGTCGCTGGATGGTAACGAGCATGGAACCCACCACTACCAATAGATTCAAGCTTGATTGCTTCACGTAATAAATGTGAAGCAGCAGCTTTCAATCGTGGTATGGATGGAAGTTCCAGTCCATTACCTCTAGTTGTTTGCCAGCGCCAGTCAAGAGCTGTCATTGCAGCATGGACTTTAATGAAGTCAAATGCTTCAATAACTTCCATGATTAATTCTTCATGAACATTAGATGTCATTGGAGTTCATCAGGCATGAGGTACTGAACATCATCATCTTCCATATTTGTCATTACAAATTTCTCTCCATTGGGGGCAATGAAGCCCCCAATGAATCCAACGCCATGTTTATCTGCTGATTCCTTCATGCGTGCAACAAGTTGCATAGCAGCAAGACGTTGGTTGTCAATGGAATCAGGAATGCGTGGTTTGTCGGACATTTGATGTGTGATTTGTAGAGTGAATTGAAGTTGGGTCTGAGACCTGGTCAGTCTACCCCGGATGTCAAGTCCAGGGTAGAGCTACAGATTCTCTTAATGTTTCGTAGTGATTTACTTGTGCATCTCCTGGTGCTGTTGCCATGCAGCAGTGTGCATCTCATCAGCAGTCATGGGTGGTTCAGTGATTTCATCATCTGAATAATCAACATCTAATTCATTGTCAAGCATGGGGATAATCTCATCGGTTAACAATGAGTACATGCTTGGTGTTAGATGTTGATCCATCTCATGACGTTTATCCTCACGAGCAATGATGTCTTTGAGGATTGTCAATGCTTGTTGTACATGGACATACTCATTCTTAGTCCATGTAATCTCTGGGTACTTCTGTTGTTGATTCATGGTTAGTGTGTGGAATGAATGGTATGTATCTAATAGAAATATAAGTGTGCTCCTGGTACTCCTTTCGGGGGTGCAGGGGGTAGGCCAACGAAGCTGTGGTGATTTGCTGTGATGGTTAATAACCACACATAGTTAAACACTGTGTTTACCACACTTCGTGTCTGGCATTACCCTGTGCATTCTCTATTCGCGAATAGCGAATAATGCTACCGTTATATAAGCTGAGCTTATATGTTGGTTACATGTTACCTTGCGGTTTCTCTGGATCAAGCATGATCCAACCGGTGTATCGAAACGCTGTACGATCCACGCGTATTAATCCGTATTCTTCCAGACGTCTTAATGCATGTAGATAGTCTCTAATCCTGGTGGATTGCATCGGAAGCTTTGGTACAAAACACGGTGTGTTTCTATGTTTCTTCCTGTGATTCAGGAAGTAGAACCAAAGATTCCGTTGGTTGATTGATAGCTTGATCTTTGGGTCAAGCTTGGGCAAATCCAGTTGGCTTGGCACGGAGTTCTTTGGGTTGTGTGTTAGCAGTAGTACGGGCGCTCCTGCGGGTACGGCTTGGCGTATCCGTTGGAGAAGGTAACAGACCATGCGTCCCAACCGAGGTTGTCACGCTGTGGTCCGTAGGTTTCTGTTGCTTCTGCTTCAAGCTTGATTGCTTCACGGATGGCTTGCTTCTTGGAGAAGACACAGACCGTTTTGACGGGCCATCCTTGCTGGTAGTACCAACCTCCTTCTTCTGGTCCACCGTACCTGCTGTCGCATTCGTAGACACAAATGGTGGTTGGTTCTTGGTCTTCAAAGGTACAGTGCAGGTTGTACCTTGAGATCCAACGGCGGGCTGGTGCAGTGTCAATAGACATTTGATGAAATCTCCAATGAGTGTGATTGTGATGCTGATGCAGACAATGCATAGGATGATTGGATCTTCATCCCATACATTCTTGGTTTCAGTCATGGTAGTCATGAGCATACCTCTCGTTGTAGTGGTCACATGCGTAGCGTTCTTCATTTGATATCTCATCATTGAAGACGCCTGTCCAACCGTCTTGTTCTGCCTCACGCATGGCTTCTTCTAATTCGTATACACGATCAGCCATGGCATCGAGGTAATTAGCATTGCGTTGTTCGTCAATGAAGTCAGAGTCTCTCATGGTTGAGTTGCAATGGTGTAGTCTGCGTTTATAGGATGCGCAGCCCCCTGATAATATAAATAATTATTGGTTAACAAATAAATGCCTGTGCCAGTTACTAAATTTCAAGATTTGCTAAATGCGTTTACCAAAAATCCTGAATACTTTACGCCTGGTTACACACAGGGATCTCCATTGTATAAAGGTGCACCTGGTCAGATGTTGAACGCATTTAAGTCCTTTGTCCCCGGACAAGGCGGCATGTTAACACGCGCAGATGAAACAGGTATGTTTGGCATTTCGCCTTTGAGTGGACAAATGACATTAAAATCTAGTACCGGCTGGGGCTTTAATGCTAATCCTGTAACTAAATCAATAGGGTTTGATAAAGGTAGTTTTGCAGTTGGCGGTTCTTTCAATAAGTATTCACCTAGTGCATACATAAATTATGGTCCAGTTAATATACAAGGTTCTTTAGGCTTTGATCCAAGTATTCAAATGAATATTAATACTAATGCCAGTAAAGACTTTATTGAACCAACAATGATGCAAGAGTTTCTTGCTGGTGATACAGTGCCACAACAATCAGATCCAACTGCAAGAGAAGAGTTGGAACAACAAATTAATCAATATCGCAATTCAAATCCAACCTGGTACAGACCATAGGATTGATTGCAACGATAAATCTGTTGTTGTTGTGTGCAATAATAAATACCATTTTGGGATTGATAAAGAAAATGCATGCCATCACTTAATATGATTCCACCAACACCAAGGTATTGCTGTAAGCATGCAAATGTTGTGCAAATAAAGTTCATAGTTAGACCAAATAAAAACAATGAGCAGTTTAACGTCATACTCAGGACGGCAATAGTACCACCCCAGAAAAGGGTGGTATCACTCCATGAAGGGGTAGTTCATACAGTGATGTGACGCCAGGCAATGCCACGTGCAATGTTGCCAATGGCACAGCCTGTCACACTGTATGCTTTACCGATCTCTTCATATGCTTTCGTCTTACTTGAATACTTACTCATGATGTCTGGATCGTTGACCATCATCTTGATGTCACGAACATCAGACGGAGTAAGTTTTGGTGTGTAGCCAGTGTAACGAACATGTGTAGTACCCACTCCACCCACAGGCTTAAGCCTGGGTCCATCTCCAGTTACTTGCTTTGTCACCACTGCAGCCGGTGCTGCTGGTGGCGTAATGGAGAGGGGAGTGGTTTTAAGTGGGAACCCAAGTGTCACTGATGTGCCGTCTTTGACAACGGAGATCGTGACCTTGCCATCACGCGTGATGACAGATACGTGATCTGGGTGTTGAACGTCGAGTTGGCTGAGTGCTTCCATTGAGATGAGATGGTCTGAGTTGATGGATGCAAAGCAAGAATAGCTGGTACGTACAAGGATGCAAGTACCAGCCGTAGCGTTTGGCTGACGTAGGACACTAGCCGTGTGGTATGAAGTCAGAGTCGTTGAGGAGCTGATGAACTGACAAGCAGTCTTCAGCAATCTCCTCCTTGCTACAACCAACCCAGTCGTCAGTCTGGTCCTCAATCACCTCGCAGCCAATGTCTTCGAGTTGATCTGAGAACTTAGACCATGTTGGTGCGTTGCCCCAGACATGGGCATAACGACCGGATGCGTCAGCGACTAACGCGATGTAGTTGTTCATGGTCAGGTGAGGATTGAGGTGATGTGATATCAATGCCAAGCATGGCACCGATAGTGATTGAACTGATGGCAATGGCAATGACACCAATGAATAGATTCCACCGTCGAGTCTTATGAGACTCACCGTAAGAATCAAGGTGCATGAACCTGCCCTTGCCAAGAGGAACGATGTGTTTCATATCAGAGTGTGTTGAGAATGTATCGAACGCAGACCAAAGGTTCTGGTTCGTAGTTCGGGGGCAGTTCTTCATAACAGAACCATTGCCCCTTGATGTCAATGTCCATGCATTCTGTAAACGATGCTAAATGAAAAGCATTTGGACCCTTGGTGCACCAAACGATATAAATAACGTTAGGTTCACACAATAAATAATAATCATCTTCCTTAATGTTGAACCGCTTGAGTGCGTCTTGTATCTCTTGATGATCTGTTGTCAATGCCATGGTTGAGTTGAGATGTTGGGTGGATGCAGGATGTTGAGTCCTGCAGAAACCCATCATTGCTGATGGGAATGTGCAGAAATCAGCTAAACGGACCTTCAGGATCACCAATAGAACCTGTTCCAGTGCCATCAATAAAATAACGGCATTTAACGTGCTTCTGTCTTTTCAGCCAATCAATAATTTCTTGATAAATCAAAAAATCTGATTCGTCATAATCCATATGACACCACTTGCCTTTAATCTCTAAATAAACATTGTCAATTTCACAAGGTAAATCTTGGTAATAATTAAAAACGTCTGGTTGTCCAATCCAATACATATGTGCTGAAATCTGTTTGCCAGAATTTTCAGTCTTCACAGCAAAATAAACATCATCAATAGTGATGTTCATAATTTCAAAAACCCGTTTAATGTCTTGATAATCAAAAGTAAGTTCCATCATGGTGTAGATAATTAAGTAATGACAGCAGGATATTGAGTCCTGCAAGAAAGGCCCTGGTAACCCAAGGCCCTTGATGCAGAAGTCAGAATGGAATTTCTTCCAGTGTGGGCACAGCTGGTGCTGATGCCATAGCCACTGGTATTGCAGAAGCAGGAGGCAGATATTGCGGTGCGGCACCAATGATAGCCCTCACATTCGTGAGGTTGATCTGTGGGTAACGCAATGCAATAAGCTGACCATCCTTGATGTAATGGCTGCGGATCGTATTGATACGAACCTCCCACTGCGTGAGGATAAGTTCTTGTCCTACGACCAGGGTGCCATTACGAAATGCTGTAAGCAAACCATTGGCATTATTGAATTTGATGCGGCAACCATTACCAGACTTGTCGTTGACAGCCATGGTAACTGCAAGGAACTCGCTACCTTCATGGGTAGCAACTTCCAAGTAGCAGATGTTGCCGACAATCGCTTGAGTAAACATGTTAGTAATGAGTTGAATTGAGGTACAGGATATTGAGTCCTGCAGAAAACCCACCGTCCGATACGAATTCGTATCAAACGGAAGGGTTAAGTGCAAGAGTCAGTCTGCGTTACGGTACTCCCACTTGAGTAGTTCTCGGTTGAGATCTACCTTCCGTTGGAGCACCACGCAGAATGGCATCAGGTCTTGAAACTCACGCATGCCGTCCTGCCATTGGAAGAACAAGTCGAGTGCAGCTTGACGCTGGCTCTCAAGTTCTGTGTCAATGACAGGGGCATCCCTCCTGGCAAGCAGGCGGGCATCTTGCGTGAGCAGATATTCAACAGCTTTAGGAGTCATGGTTGATTCCAGTTGGTGTGAATTGAGCTGAGTTTGATGCAGACTTGAGGTCTGCAGAGAAGGCCCGTAGGCCCTCAGTGCAAACGTCAGATATTAATCTTGGGTGTAATAACGAATGCCATATCGTTCGGCATGACGAGTGCCGCTGCCCGAACCCTGAGTTCGTTCAGCTTCTCGGATGCCTGTGCCTTGGTAGGCACCTTGGCATTCTCTACTGCCGATGCGGCAAGCCGCATGATATTGGCAGTGTTCTTCCTGATGTTGAGTGCAGTCATAGTATGGTGTTGAGTTGAGTAAATGCCACGGGATTGTGGCAATAGTTGTGTGGGGGATTCGATCCCCCGGCTCACGCCTGGTCAAATGACCATCACAACATCGTCGGCTTCCATCATCTCCTGGAAGGACATGATCTGCACGTCATGCGTGCCTTGGATGCCGTCGTTAAGTTCAGGTGAGTTGAGTTCGAAGTCGTATTGTGCAGCTTCGATAAGCGCTTCTTCCCAAAGGAAGGAAACGCCATGCTGCACACCATTGATCACGATGTAATACATGAGTCGAGTTGTAAGTTGAACGCAGACTTGAGGTCTGCAGTAACCCCTGGCTTTCACCAGGGGAAAGTGCAAACGTCAGTTAGTCTTGTAACCATTATCTGCACACCAGTCCATATGGATCTGATGCGCAGCTTTAGGCCATGCGTGATCACGGCATTGCTTGGCAGCAGCTTGGTCCAGCATGTGTGCACCAATCTGGCTAGCAATGCCTGCACCGATGGCAGTAACAATGACAAGGATAAAGAACTGATTCTTGGTCATAAGTTGAGTTGAATGTAAGCCACACTCAGTGTGTGGCAATAACTGGGCCAGGGTTTGCACCTGGCCTCCCGCTTTAACGGATCAGCTTGCAAGCTTCAGCACCTGAATGCTGAAATTAGGAAACAGATGAAGGCGATAATCGCAGTCACGCTTACCGCACTCACATGGATTGGAATCCCAATCCTCCTGTTCCTTAACAATGGCTTCTGCTTTAAGCAATGCCATTGCATTCTCCGCACTCTGACGAGTGGGATAAAGAGTGTCCTGGTGAATCCAACGATAATAAGAATCGTCTGGAGTAGAAACCTGGACGGCAAAGAGTTCCACAAGGAATCTCCTGTTGTGCGGTGCCTATCTCCGCTGGAGGCAATAACCAGAGCCAGGCATTGCACCTGGCATGGGAGCTATCACTCACCTGGCCTGGAGTTGACGCACGAACTTGCGTGCGTTCTCCACTGACATTGTGGTACTGCAGTCATAACCCCTCTGGCCCTTGCGGACCAGCTTGGTGATGCGTGCCATACCTACTTCCTTGTTAACAACAAAGCAGTACGTGGCCTGCTTGGTTGCAACAGTGCAGAAAATGTCCATGATGAATCGAATGCGATGGAGTTGAATGCGCTACGTTTAACGCCCAGCTTGGCGTGATTAATCCCGAGTTGTCAGGTCGGAATTAACAAACTGTAATTATGGCAACTGTTCTGTATGAACAAACGTGCGGCGTGGGGCGCGACACTCCCATGTGCGATACGAATTCGTATCAAAAAACAGTATAAAAGTAGGTAGAAGTACCTAAAATCCTCACTAAATTGTCGCTCGCTCCTCCGGGCGAACGCAGTGAGCATTCCTTAGCCTTCTCTTAACGAACGAAGTGAGTTCTAACCCCCACTTACTCTTACCCATCACACATTTCTTTTTTTCTTCCCACATTTCGTGTCGCGTAGGTGTGTGGAGAAGCCCCAGAAATTTTATTTTCCTTTTTAGGCCCTATACGAGGGCCGGTTTTTAGCAAAAAGTGTCGGCATATCAAGGGTTTTGCCCTAATTTTTAGACAAAAAAGCCAGGATTTTACTCCTGGCGGTAATTTAAATTGTTTTTATGTAATTAATTTTTATTTGCATCTGCCCATTTCATGGCAGCAGTAGCAGCTTTTGCCCTGCTATCTAAATCAGGACGTTCTTTAGACAGCTCTTCCTTGGCACCAATAATAAAATTGGTGACTTCTAGATTATTTGCGCCTGCTTTTTCCATTTGTTCTGCGGAATCAGCAATTGCGTGTAAAGCAAGACCGCGCTCCATGCGATTACGTGGGTGCATTGTCCTTTTTTTTGCGTAAACAACTTGTTTTCAATAAAGATAGTCTATAGCATGGCGTTTTTTCTTTATTTATCCACAGTAGAATTCAACTATTAATGAATACGTAAATAAAAGGTATCTAATGGCGCTAGCACCTGCTGATTTTTACGCTTATAGCCGCGCTACTGGTACGCCAGTTCCAGAAGATCCAGAAGAACGAGCGCAGATGGCGCCTGAGGTGCTTGAATTCCGCCGTAATCAGCTCAAAGCTCCACAACAAGAATCAAACCCGCTGGCTGCCCTTGGGACTGTAGCTGCAGGTTTAGGTTTATTGGCCGGTGGCTTGTATGCTGCCAAGCGATTTGGTACTGGTCGTGCTGCTGTAGCCCCTTCTAAGGTGCCAAACCTGACGCAGCAGGGTATTTCTGATGTTAGTGCCGTTGCAAAACAACAAAATGCTGAACGTGTACAACGTGAGTTGAGTAAACAACGTCCACAAGGCGTGGTGCAGACAGATCTTGGTTTTGTTGATGAATTACTCAATGATCCAAGTTTACTTTCGCAAGTTGAGTACCAAGAATTTACCGAAGGTTTAACTGGGCCAGCCCTATCTCAACTTCGTGGCGCTGAATCTAGAGCACGTAATGAGTATCGCGGTTTGGTAACAGAGATTGGTGATCAGATTATTGCAGAAGAACGTGCCAAAGTCCAATCACAAACTTTAAGTGCACTGGAGTCTGGCGAAGACCAGATGACAGGTCGTGTCAAAATGCAACTGTCGCGTAATGAAGATTTAGATTTAAGTCAAATTGAAACGCTTGAAAATATTGCAGAAGAAAATAATGCGCTAATGCGAGAGCAAGCAGATCCCTCTCAAATGCAAGGATATGTGCCAGACCAAGCAATTAACCAAGCAGCATCTCAGTTACCAGATGGCCCTCCCCTGGACCAAGCGGAAGGAAAACGTGTTTTTGATTTGAGTGGGGGCAAATCAAAAATTACTGGAAATATTGTTACGCAAGGTTCAAAACAATATTTTACGGCTTCTCCTAATGTTTTAAATCAAGGACAAGCTGATGACGCATTAGTGCAAGAAGCAATACGTCATTTGCGAGCTCAAGAAATTGATACTGATTTTGATTATTCGCTAGAAAACAAAATTCAAGCTGCACAAGTTAACGATCGTATTCAAAGAGCGCAAGCATTACAAAACCAAGCAAATCAAATCCTTTCTGAAATTCAAGCAGAAGCACAACCAGTTACACAACAACTATCTCCTGAAGAATTTGCTTCAGCTTTTAATAAGCAATACCGAGAAGAGTTAAATGCTTCATTGCAACTTGTTGATAATGCACGCCAACGTGCTGAGCAACGTTCTGCACAAACAGAAGCAACAGGCGAAGATCTCGAATCCCTGCTTTTAGGTGAACCTGGAACTATTGAAACCACCATGCAAGGCAAAGCCCTCCGTGGCGGGAAGCCAAACATTACTGGTGATATTGTTTATCAAAATGATGCAGGGAATTTTGTTACTGCAGATGCCGGATTAAAAACACGTTTAAATCAAGGTCAACAATATGAACAACGTGCACGCCGTTTAAATCAACTAAGGTCTGCTTCAGATGAAGAATTAACAGGGTTGTTCTTCCAGGGTCAGCAAGCTATTGCAAATAAACAACCCATGACGCAATTAGATTTAGATACAATGAGATTTGCGTCTGAAATTTTGCGCACCAGGGCATTAAAAGAAGTAGAACCTACCCGTTTGCAACTAGACGCATTAGAACGATCAAAAGCTTCGATTGCAAAATCCCAAGAGATTTTACAAGCTGCTAGAAATTTACGGCCAACCGTTTCCCCTGGACCTGCGCAAGATGTTGCACGTTCTATGGAAACACTGCGTCGTGCAATGATTGTTGATCCTTCGGAACCGCTGCCTAGCTATCCATCTGTACAACAACTCAGGACAGGTTTTATTGATGCAGGTGATTACGCTGAATTAGGGCCAATTGTTGGTGCTCCTGATGTTTATACCGGAGCTGCGGCAGAAGCTGCTGGACCTGTGATTTTTACTGGCAAAAGCAAAGCTAATACTGTTATTAAACAACCAGATATTACCGGATCCGTCACTACGCCAGTTGGCAAATATTTAACACAAGATAATCCAGATGTCCTTGGCACAGTTTATAGAGTTGCCGGTACTCCAGCCAATCGTGCAATTTCGGCACAGGTGGAAGCAAATGCACAAGCATTTTTAGCAGATGCTCTTACTGGTGGTTTACAACAAAAAACACAACGCGTTCCAGAACCTTATCGAACCCCAGGTACTTATGGGGTTCAACAACTTAATCTTTTAACTCCTCCTCTTTCTGAAAAAGGTTTCTCCCAGAATCCTCTCGGCCTTACAGGTTCTGCGCCAAGTCAACGTACTTTGTATGCTCAGTATCAACCTGGCCGCAGTGCTTCAACTCCTTTAAGTCCATTTATTGGCGAGATGCTTGGTGGCACGGTAAATGTTGTACCACCTTCTACTGCTGGTGCTGCAATGCGGCGTGATATTGGCGCTCCACCCGGCAGTATTGATTTGACGCGGCGTGGCGAACGTGGACGTTACTTCAGCCGCTATCCTGAGCAACCTTTTGTTACGGGTATGGAGCCAGCTCCAATTGGACCCATCGTTCCTTCACCAGGTTTATCTCGCGTTGGTGGCATGCAACAAAAAACAATTAAAGGTGCCGGTAATTTGCCGATCACTCAATTGACTACACAAGGACAAAAGATTTCATATCCACACATGGATCCCCTAGTTAAAGCAACTGGTTTCCGTGGAGAGCAAATTACAAATGTTCCACGTTATGGTATTAACCCAGGAGCTGAAGATTGGCGCACGGATTTAATGCGTTCAGAGTTTAGGCGCAGCGGTCCTCTTCGCAGGTATCAAGCGTAATCTTGATAAAATTAAAACATCATCTTTAAACTAATGGCTGACGACAAGAAAGACAAAAAGTGGATTCAAGACATGGATATGAAGGAAGGTGCCTTTACTGCTAAAGCACGCCGTAAAGGCATCACCTCTGCTCAGCTTCAAGAAAACGTATTATCTGATCCAGATAAATACGATGAAAAAACAGTAAAGCAAGCACGGTTGCGTCAAACATTAGTAAGCTTAAAAAAGAAAAAGAAACGAGGCAAAGGCGTGCAAGGCTCTACGGGCAACACTGGAGCACAAGGTACCACCGGAGCACAAGGTACCACCGGAGCACAAGATTCAAAACGTAAAGCAGAAAGCTGATGGCTAAAGATTATCGTTTAGACCTTGGTCGTTACATTGATTACTCCAAGGATGTTTTTGCCAAAAAGAAACAGTTAAATTTTGATGATCTGTTTTCAGCCAAAGCATCAACAGGTGCAGCCCCTTGGATGCCAAGCAGGTTTGAAACGACAGACTTGCTTCGTCGCATTCAAACGCGTAAGCTAAAACTTAATCCATCTCTTAATTTTGTTGGTGATACACCAGAAGAGTATGAGGTTTTTGCAAATATTGGTAGGTTTACACGTAAAGAAGGATATGACTTTACAGTTGGCCGCCCACTTACAAAATTAAGGCCGCAAGAACAGCCTGGCTATAGTTCAACCTGGATGGATGCATACAATTTAAGTCCAACACTTAAACCTGATGATCGAGTAAGTAATCCAATGCCTCGGTTGAGCAACCCAGATCCCAACGGTTATATTATGGCGGCAGCAGAAAACCGTGCTAAAAATGAATTAGAAGGCAATCGATCTGTTGCTCAATTACTTTCCAACAAAACAGAAGATAAGCCAACAGATGGTCCATCAGAAAAATCCGACTATCGCTCGGCACCAGAAGCAAAACCAGCTTAATTATTTAATACCCACACTTTATAATAATTAAAAAGGAAATGGATAAGTGAGCTTTCTGCGCCGCCTGAATCTTGCCGGACGTAACGCACCAACGTCCTTTTCGCCTGCTCAGTTGATGTCTCAAGTGGCCAAACCCTCTTTAACGAGTGGTGCTTATTCAGGTGGCTTATCACTGTTGTTGGGTGCTAATCCCATACAAGCACTTGCTGCCGGTGCCGTTGATGCTGGTGCGTCTGCAGCTTCTCTAGGTTTATTGCGTAAATTAAATCCCAAATCTTATGGACAACGTACGTTAATTGATACTAAAACCGGTGAAAAAATAACACAAGAAATTACCCATCCTTTAGAGACACCTCTTAATGTTGCTACAAGTATTGGTGTGAATTTTTTAGCAGGCCCTCTTATCTATGGAGGCGGACAAAAAGAGCAAATTTCTCAACAAATCGAACAGCGCTCTCTTGTAAATCAAACACCCATTAATCAACAACTTGTTTCCCCTGGCACGCAATTCCAAATGGCTGGGTTACCCGATGCAAGTCAATTCGAGCAACTTCTTAACCAACGTGGCAATTGGACTCAATATCTGAGCCCAGAAGATCAGGCCTTAATTGCCGGCGTTGTTTCACCAAGGTTGTGATATGTTTCAAGAGTTTCTTAACAAATTAACAACAGGTGCACGTAAAAGTGCAGAGGCATCAAAACGTGCAGCTTCCTACGATCCTGATCTGCCTGCCGGCATTAAACAAGATGTTGAACGCAATCCAACTATTCTTAAAAGTATTCCTGGCTTGCGTGGTCGTTACCATGACGAGCTACGTGCTCTTGGTGTCTCGTTAAAAGAAACACCTATCGAAGCAGCCGGTGCATTTGGCACTCGTTTGCTTACTGATTTAACCAATGACGGTACACGCGGCATTTACTGGCGTTACAACCATCCCCTTGCCTGGTTAGAAGAGGGTGCTAAAGCAGCAATTGGCGAGAAGGCATATAAAGAACTTGGCCCCACAAAAACCGGTCTTATTGTCGGTGCTGGTGTTGCATTACCTGCCACTGCATTAACAGGCGCATACGACATCTTGAATCCAGGGGAGATGTTTCGCCCCAAAGGATTTGCTCAAGGTTATGCAGAAGAAGGTTCACAAGATCGTAGAGAAACATCGCAACCTGTACCAGAGTTATTTGAACGTTTCTTCCTTGGACGCACTGGCCGCCCATTAAGTTATGAAACAGCAAAAGAAGATATTCCTTCTTTAACGCCAGAGCGTTATGGTAACTATCTGCGTAATTATTATCAAGACCATGGATTTATGGGTCTTGTAAAAGCAACTCCAGAAAATCTGCAAGGTGTACCAGAAGCTCGAGTTCTTGGTTATCCAGTTACTATTCCATCTGTGACTACAGCGGTTGGTGGTATTGCTGGTGCAGCATTATCCATTCGTACTGCACCAACGGTTAAGAATGCATTCCGTCGTGGCCTTGCTGGCGCTGCTGCAGGTTCTGCTGCTGGTGCAATGGTAGGTAATCTTGCCAATGCAGTATTAGCATCAAAAGCAACACAACAGACCATGCCTACCACTGCTCAGTATGAAATGATGCAGTGATAGAATTTATAAAAAAGGTAGAGTGTTGAAGTGCTTAATCCTTACGCATCTTACGGAATTACGCCTAATTTTCAATTAGGAACGACAGGATCTTTTGCTCCACAGCCTGGCATGTTCGCTGGTGGTGCAGCACCTTCTGTACGTCTTGATCCACGAGCACAACAAGTTTTGGCAGATCAATCAGCAGCTGCAGGCGCTGTTAATCTTGGTGGTATTGCAGGTGGTCCTCAAGCACCTCAACCTGGTACCGGCCAACGCATTCGAGAAGGGCTTCAGACAGCGAAAGGTAAGGGACAAGAATTTTTAAATGCGTTTCTTCAGGGTGCCTCTGCCCTGCCAGTTGGCCGTATTGGTGCAGCTGCTGGAATGATTTCACCAGCCATTACAGCTATCGGGGAAGCAACTGAAGGCCGTCCAGTCGGTGCTCTGGGTGCCATTGGTGGTGGTGCCGCTGGTGTCGGTCTTGGCGCCGCCGCAGCCCGCTTAATTCCTGGCCGTCTGGGTAAGATTGCTGGTGCTGTTCTTCCCACTGTGGGCGGTATGATCGGCGCTCCTACAGGCGCTCAAGCGGCTGAGTCCATTCGTCAAAAAGCAACAGGTGAGCCCACCAAAGGTAAAGAGGGTGAGTTCAGTACTCAAATGGCAATGGCTCAGCAAATCAATGAGTTAGGTGCCACGCAATATCGCGATCAGATGGGTACATATACAAGTGCTCTTAAAGATCTTTCCAAACATTATTCTGATCAACAGTATTACGATCTGCAGCGCAATATGCCGCTGATCGAAAAAATGAAGAACTCTGAGCTTGTTCGTCAGCAAGCCCTTAATGCACACATGGCGCAACAACAGGCCATGCTTGGTACTTTGGCAACTGCAGGTGCCCTGGCACAAGGTGCACAAGCTGAGTCTGGTGCAACACTCCGCACAGCATTAACATCTGCTCCATATGCAGGCGCTGTACTGCAAGCTCCCCAAATTCGCTTTGGTTGATCATGGCACCACGCAACTTTTTTGAGAAACCAAATGCATTGAGCTGGGTGAACTACTACGGTTCTCAGGAACCCCAGGTCACCATGCGGGATTTTACCCCGCAACAAACACCTGCTGCAACCACGCCACAACTATGGAATGGTGAAATTCCAGTAGCTGGGCAAACATCTACCGGCAATGCATATCAACGGGTAATGTCACAGTTGCCACCAGAGTTATTTGGTGATGACAAAGACCCAATGTCCAAATTAATGCGTTGGTCAATCTTCCGCGATATGTATGAAAATGATCCAGAGATCATTCGTCAACGTGGACAGATTTATGGTGACATCATGAATCAAATGGCAGATAAAGCAAATGCTCGTGCCATGCAAAGCAATCTTTTTGCTGGTCTATTAAGCCTGCCAAAACAATTTGCTACAGCAGCTGAACGTCGCCTGGAGTACCTGCCTTATCAGTTACAGGTTGCTCAACCGCCGCAAAACTCTAGTTTTGTAACCAGGCAATACGCAACTGTTGTTTAATCTTTTATGTTAATCTAAAAGAAAAATAATCATGGACTTAGGAAGTATTCTTTCTGGCATTAGTCAATACGGAGCAATTCCAGATCAACCAACAATTAATTCTTTTCCTTTAGCTAAAGGTGCTACTGGTGGCTTTGGTTTGTTTGGTGGCTACAATCCAATGCAGATGGCTGGCATGCTAGGCATTGGCCAGTTTGGTGCTCAGCTTGCGGGTCAAGAAGCAGCCGGTAAATCTGGACAAGCGGGTTTGGATACCATGGCTGACTTACGTGATATTGATTTTGGTACAGATCTTTTTGCTGCAAATAAAGATATTTTTGAACAAAGAGATATGCCACGGTTTTTTGATAAGTACCGTGCCACTAATCCTTTCTATCGTCAAAATCAACTACGCCAAAATCTGCCAGATCTCGCTGGACGCTATGGTCGCTTTGGTGCCTTCGTCGCTTAAATTTTTACAGTTAAAATATACATAATATGAGTATCAAATATGGCTTTTAGTTTAGGTGGCTTCCTAGGTGGCGCAGGCTCTGGTGCAGCAGCGGGCTCTACCTTTGGTCCAATTGGTACTGCAATCGGCGCAATCGGTGGTGGCCTGTTTGGTGGCATCGGTGGATCCGGTCAAACACCACAATACCAACCAACTGAATTACAAAAAGATTTAACAAGCTACGGGCAAAAACAAGTTAAAGCAACTCGCGCAACACAAGATCGTATTATTAGCGAATACGAATCGATGATACGCGCGGGTAACCGTGGTGCGGCAGAGAATTTCCTAGAGCAATATGTAAATCGTTACTCCAATTCCAAGCCTTTTGAAAAAGCATTGGCAAAGAGCTATCAGCAAGATATTGATTACAGCCAAGGTAGTTATTGGAATGAAGCAAACGAATTGTACAAACAACAAAACTTAGGATTTAGCCCTGAAGATTTTGCTTCCTTTGCTGACCGGGCCAGGGGGCTCAATATCCGTAGTCCACAGGCTTTTAGTGATATGTTAAAACAGCAGTTAATTGCAGGGGGCAAGGTGATGACCCCGCAACAAGAGCAATTAAGCCTGGTATTTGGAGATCCATATCGTGATGAAACGGGACGTTATAGAAACTATTATCAAGCCCTGCGAACATCTACCAAACCTGGCTTTGTTTCAAAATTTGAAACTTCTCAACTAGCACCAACTACATAATAAAATTAATATAACAAAGAGAGTTGACATGGCCAAGTGGAAACGAGAATTACAAGAACTTTCTTTAGGTGGTTTAAGCCATGAAGAATACGATCAGTTTAAAACTTCTTATGGTAACGTATCGGCAGACAAGCTAAATGCTTTTGCCTTAAAAAAGAATATTCTTTTTCCCTCTGGAAGTACAACCACTACTACACCAACATATCAAGGAGGAGGCACCACTACAACAAGCGGAGATACCACTACAAGTGGAAATGCTTCTGGCATTGCTCCCAGTGGATATGCCACAAATCTTCAAAACCAGTATGATTATGAGCTCGGTTTAATTAACGCACAAGGTGAATATTCCGTAAGGGCTGCTGATATTGCGGCAAATGCACAGCTTAGTTCTACGCAAACTAGAGCTGAGGCCGATAAAGAAATTAATCGTGCCCGAACTGAAGCTGATCGATATGCGGCAGAACTTGGCTTAAAAGGAATTGAGTCCCAAACCTCTGCACAACGTTATCTTGGTGAGCTTGGATTAAAAGGCACACAACTTCAAACAGACGCTCAGCGTTATCTTGGTGAGTTAGGCTTACAAGGTACACAACTTCAAACAGACGCGCAACGTTATCTCGGTGAGTTAGGTTTACAAGGTACTAAATATTCTGCTGATAAAGAATCAGAGTGGCGCAAGGCAGTTGCTGGAATTGAAGTAGAAGGTCGATTAAATCTCCAGCCAATTATCAATGCTGGCCTTGCACGTGTTGCTGAGATTGAAGGTGCAGCCGCTCGTGATGTTGCTGAAACAACCGGTCGTTATAGCCTGGAGTCCATGCGCACACGCTCTGAAGCAGACAAAGCCATCGGCAAAATGCAGCTCGCTGGCGCGCAGTATGGATTAATTGGTTCAGTATTTGGTTAATTTGCTATAAAATATAGAGAGATTAACGGGCATTATCTATGACAGCTTCTGTGCCTGCTGGCCAAAGTGCTGCAGACGACTATTTTAATATCGATCGTTTTCAGCAGCTTTTAGACAAGCTGGAGGCCTCTAAAGGTCGTCAAACACGTCAAAAATCCGTAGAGGGTCGACGCGATGTGTTTGCCCAAGGCCTTGCCAGCATGATGAGCAACTTCTGATTTAACTAGCCATGACATCTTCTGTACCTACTGGTCAAACCGAAGCAGACGATTATTTTAATATTGATCGCTTCCAGCAACTCCTCGATAAATTAGAGGCTTCCAAGGGTCGTCAAACACGCCAAAAGTCGATTGAAGGTCGTCGTGACGTGTTTGCCCAAGGTCTTGCCAGCATGATGAGCAACTTCTGATTTAAATCCCAATGACATCCAGCGTTCCCACTGGTCAGCTAGATACTGATGACTGGTTTGATCTAGATAAATACAAACAAGCTGCTGAAGTAGCTTATAGTTTCTCTAAGAAAAAAATGGAGACTGCTGGTGAACAGGAACGCGAAACCATTGGAAAAGGAGCAGAAGAACAGCGCACTTCCGCAGAGCAAGGGCAACAGTTCCGTCAAGCAGACGAAGCAAGGGATTACAACCAAGCCCAACGAGCTTATCGATATTGAGTTATTTGACCAATGGGTTGATAACTTAACTTGCTCAGAACAAGAAGCGTTTACTTCTTTTTCTGCCAGCAATTATTCAATTATTGAAGCCTTCCTTTATGCCCGGTTCCTTGGGTATAGAGGAAGCATTGTTGCTTGTGAAGCTTGGGTTAATGATCGGTATCCCAAGCCCGATCATCGTAAAACCCTGCTGTATGAAATTGAAGAGATGCAAGAAGACATTCGCAAGCTTCGCAGTGATGTGGATGAAGGTCTTGTTAAGCGTGATGCTGGTGTTGCACGAATTGCTTCTATGCAAAAAGAATTACGCGGCACCATTGCACAGATTGAACAGTTTGTTAATAACCGTGATCGCAAAGGTTTATTGATGGCAGGTGCTGATCGTGCCATTCGTGAATTACTTTCTGTGTTTAAAGACGATCCAATTGAAATTCCTCTGGAAGAAGCTTCGATGAGCGTCTGGGCTAAAATACAATTTGATGAAGGTTAACTTAAAGTAGATACATGGATCCCAACGCACAACCACCTGCAGCTTCCGACGCCCGTCTTGCGGGTGGTTTGATGTCTGTGGTACAACAACTCCAAAAGAATCGTTTTGGTGGATTACGTGAACTGCAAGGTTCTCCTATCGGAGCCGAAGCAAAAGGATCTGCTGTTTTGAATGCTTTAAGTAAAAACAAACAACAAAATGAGCAAGAACAAAATGCCGCCCCAGCTCCTGGAGCACTTCAAGAAGAAAGAAGCCAAGAACAAGGACGGCAGCGAAATGTCGGACAACGAGAAGCGCAAGGCCGCTTTGGACAAGGCCCGCAAGTATAAAAATCAAAAAGACAAAGATTCTGATAAATGAGTTAGTATTCAGTAACTGACTGAATGCTTAAGCTGTGCCAGCATATCAACATCTTGCTTATCGACGCAATGCACGCGCGGCTGCGCAACAGCAACAAATTAGACCACCTAAAAATGCCGAAGCTCTTCAGCGTGCACGCGAGGACTTTGGCTTTTTTTGTGAGTATGTAGCCGATAAACCCCCAGCAGAGCATCATAAACATTGGCACAGGCAATTCGTAACAGAAGAAAACAGTAGTTGCCTGATTAAAATTGCTGGACCAAATATTGATTTACTTGCGCCTCGTGGCTCTGCAAAATCCACTGTTCTTGGCCTTCTAACGGCATGGGCAATTGGTATTCACACACATGCCAAAATGCCTCTGCAGATTCTCTATTTGTCATACACGGTTGATATTGCACGCTCCAAATCTGCAACTATTAAGCGGATCATTGAAAGCAAGCGATATCAAGAAGTATTTCCCAAGGTTCGTTTACTGAAGAGTGCAACCAGTAATGAGTACTGGTCTATTGACCACAAATTTGCTGGCATTGCTACAACAGGTGATGAACAATTTACTCTCTGCGCTGCAGGTCTAAAAGGTTCCGTGACATCAAAACGATCACACCTTGTGATGATTGATGACGCCATTAAATCTGCTGCTGATATTGCAAATCCAGATATCCGCAAGCAGATGCAGGAGAACTGGAATGCGGTGATTGCGCCAACCATGTTTGAGGGTGCCAGGGCCATCTGTCTTGGCACTCGATTCCGACATGATGACATTCATTCAACTACATTCAATGAACAAAACAACTGGCGTCAAATTGTCTTATCTGCAATCTTGAATGATCCCAAGACAGGTGAGGAATTATCGTATTGGCCAGAGATGTGGTCACTGGATTACTTAAAAGAAAAGAAAAGGCAGGCGCCAATTGCTTTTTCTTTCCAGTACATGAATCAAGTCATCAGGCAAAATGAGTTATCACTTGCACCTGAACTGATTGTTAAAGCAGAAATTTCAACAGAGTTTGATACCTTAGGAGTTGGCATTGATTTGTCTGCTGGCACTAAAGAGAAGAATGACTATACCGTCATGGTACTTGGTGGCCGTATTGGCGATCAGATTCACATTATTGATTATCGCCGTATTCGTGTAATGGGCAATCTTGAGAAATTAGATGCGCTCAAAGAACTACTTAATGATTGGTCAATCCTCGGCAAAGATGAAAACGGTAATTACTTCCCAACCCACTCAACGTGTGACATCTGGTCAGAAGCTGTACAGTACCAGGCATCCCTGGAAGCAGACTTCAAACGTATCTGCTTAAACAATGAGGGCCTCTGGAACTTGTTGTGGCATCCCGTCAAAGGCTTCCGTTCCGATAAGCTGGCGCGATTCCGTGGGTGCATGGGTCTATTTGAGGAACGCAAGATTATCTTTAATCGCTACCGTAATTTCACTGCCATGTTTGAAGAGTTAACCAACTTTGGTGTTAGTAGTCATGATGACTGTGTTGATGCTTTAGTTTGGTTGATTAACGGATTAATGCGTAAGGGTAATCTTCATCTTGATTACTGAATCTAGAATTAGAAAAAAGCTTTATTCCAGTGGGACCAGAATATTTAGCTGTTGGCCTTACGGCTATCATTTCTGCTGTTACAGGCGGTAGTTGGGCTATGAATAAACTACTGGGCAGGCAGCAGGAAAAGCTGGATCAGGCCTATAGTTACATCAGTTCTCAGAAACGGCGTGTTGATATGCTTGAAGATCAGATCAACCGCATGCCTATTGAATATGTACTGAAGGTTGATTTCTTAAGAGAAATTCAAGAAATGCAGGATAATTTCCGTGAGATCAACAATAAACTTGATAAACTGATTGAAAAGTTACTTAGCAAATGACTAGCTACATTCTTGAGGTTCAAGAAGACGAAAACGGAGATTGTTACATCACCCTTCCAGATGAAGTGATTGAAGATCTCGGCTGGCAAGAAGGCGATGTTCTCGATTGGGATGTCAAAGGAAATGGTATTGTTTTATCCAAGGTGAATGACGCATCCGGATATGAAGTTTTAGAAGATTAGAATAAAGAAAAAATAAGATCATGTTTTATAGCGGCGAATCAAACGTTCCAGGAGCACCAGGTAATTTACTTGCTGGTGGCCCTAGTTTTGACATTAATCGTACCCCCGGCTCACTTGGTGGGCGTTCTGGCGAACAGTTGAAGCGCTTGTATGAAGGCGGGACGCAGCAAAACCAGCAGTTGAATGAGGAACTCCGTCGTCGGGGTATCATGCCAGGTTCTGGTCCACAACTTCCGCTTGCATACAACCCCATGTTTGGCCCTGTTCCTATGGGTAATGCCGGCTTCTTTGCTGGACCGCAGATGGGACAAATGCCAGCCGGATTCCAAAATAAATTTGTTTCTTGATGAAAAAGAAAAAACTGGTAAAACTTGCCCTTAAAAATCCAGGGTTATATACACCGGCTGAACTTGCTTATTTTCAATGCTGGTTGCGCTTACGAAAAGAGCGCAAGAAAGCTGCTAAGATGAATTTAAACAATAAGGAAGATATTAATGGCTGACGCCAAGGCACGGCTTCAAGAAATCATCAATTCCTATCTTGAAAAAGATAGTGACATTGTTGTTGACACCGGCGTTGTTGCGTCTCATGTTGCACAGATGAAATTATTTGGCATCCGCCAGGGTGTTGAATTTTTTCCCTCGCAAGATAACTTTGGCGGGCAGCGCAAAGATTTTATCGATCGCGTCCTCAAATACAACAAGATGGATACCCGCTTGGATTCCATCTGGGAATATTTTTTGTGCGATGGAAAAGGCCTGTTTTATATCCGCCCAACAGAGCAGAGTTATCGTCTGTATTATTTTCGTGAGCATGAATATCGATCTTATTACAATGTGGATGGCGAGCTGGATGAAGTTGTAATTATCTACAGCTACAAGGTGCGTCGGGGCAACGGCTTTGGTACCGATATTGCAACCAGCAATATTTCTGGTGGCAAATCAACCTGGAGCCCAGGAGCTAAAAGGTATATTCGTTTATCAATTAAACAACGCGAAATTGAAGAAACGCACTCAGACTCAGAGTTGTCGTTTGAAATGCCAACGTATGCCTTGACGGGCACTACCAAAAATTTCAAGAACACCCTTGGGTTTATTCCTTGTGTTGAGATCTTTAATAATCCCAAAGGTTTCTCCACTGAAGGCGTCGGTGAGTTTGATGCCATGGCAAATCATATTTGTACTCACGACGAATTGATGCGAACGATACGCAAAAACATTACATTCTTTGGTAACCCAACATTACTGTCTTCCAGGCCCAAGACAGATCTCATGGAAGCAGGAGATACTGCAGTTGTACAGCGGCCATCGATTGCGGCAAACTCTGGCTTCACCAGTGCCGCACCTTTAAGTCGTTCTATGTTTAAGGCTGATCCAGTCAGCCGTGGCATGGATGGTGCAATTCGTGTGCCGCGTATCATTGCAAACCTGGAGCCAAACGATCGAGTTGGTTACATTGTTCCAGATGCAATTACTGGTGACCAGAATGCATTTGCTCGTCAATATCGAGAAGAAATTCGCACGGCATTAGGCGGCGTGGATGAGCTGTCTATTTCTGCTGGTGTTACTGCAACTGAATACAAATCATTATTTGGTCGTGTTGCCGCAACATCCAAAAAGAAAGCAAATGCAATCTATACACATGGCATTTGTCGTTGCCTTGAGTTAATTATTTATCAAGAAGAGCAGTTATTCAAGACAACACTTGCGGCGGCAGCAGGTATTGAAAAACCGGTTGATCTTGGACCTAATGCAACACCAGAAGAAGAGCAGGCATATAAAGAAGCAATGAAACAACATAATGACATCCTGAAAAGGATTATGCTTGCTCTTGTGGAGACCCAGGTGATTCCACCTGGAGTTATGGGTCTTATTCCGGATGGTGACGTTACTGTCCTTTGGCGTTGGCTTGGTCCTGTTTATGAGGAATCTACACAGGACATCCTGAACAACTCCATTGTGGTGCGAAACCTTCAGGAATTAGGTGTTGATAGCATTGAAGCACTGAAATACCTCTTCCCGTCTAAGACGGATGAGGAACGGGCCGAGATGTTATCTGGGTTCCCGTTCAGGATGGTTAATGAGTTGCAGGGTGCATACGCTGCATTCTCAAAGCTAGTGGGGGGAATGATGCAGACTCCTCACCCGCAAGCACCGGATCTTCCGATGGCTGCGGATCCAAGATTGGATTTAACACCATATCTGTATCGAACATTAGAAGCTCTACAAAAGGAGATGAGTTATGCAGGACGCTACCGTCCAATCGATCCCACAGACGAGCCAAACTCCGGCAGCGGTGGCTCCAAGCAGCTACGTGGTCCCAACACCCAGCTACCAGGCAGCTCCAGCTCAGACAGCACCGGTGGCTTATCAGGTGGGTACCAGTTACCCACAGGCGGTACCTCAGGCGGTCCCCAGCTACCAATCCGCCCCTACTCAGTACGCCCCCCAATCCCAACCGGAGGCTCCGAGCAGCAACCCATGGGAATCGGCGTTCAACAAGGTGGTGAACCTTCTGAGCGCACCAGTTCAATCCCCGTTCCAGAATCAATCGTCAACACCGACGATTCAGTACAGTCCGGCCAACTACGGCCAGCAGTACAGCAGCCCAGCTACGCAACAATCGGCTCCGCAGACCTGGTCTCCCAGCCAGACATCCTCGCCCAACTCTTCCCCAACTTCCTCCAATCAGTACTTGGAGCAGGCGGCGCAAGCAGTAGTGCAAAACCTGAGCCCGGAAAGCCAGTACGTAATCAGCGCGTACGGTCTCGAGGCGCCCGCAATCCTAAATAACTATGCCCTCCAGCTGGAAGGCATGCTGGATAGTGCAGTTGCTTGGGGCGGTCAAGCCAAAGAATTGATCGAGGGCTACGCCAATTTTGCTGTCAATGAGCATCAAGAGAATCTTGCTTATAACGAGATCCTCACCAATCCCGATGTGCTGAGTGACTACACCCTGAAGTTCTTTGGTCCAGAAGGTCCGTACCCTGTGTATGAGAACGAAGGCGAACTGGAGACCCAAGGTTATCCGACTCAAGCGGTGAATCCTGCATTTAATCAGTTCCCGGCACCTCCTGCCGCAGCTGCTCCTCAGCAGCCAGAGAATTTCTGGGGCACCTTTAAGCAACAAATGGATATGGACCCCAGCCAAGCCTGGCGCATCCTGAACCAAGCTCAGCCTCAAGTTGTTGCAAACAAACTGTTTGTGATGGAGTGATGCCATGCGTGGCGCTCTTAAATATGGCGTACCTATTGCCGCTGGCTTAGCCACGGGTGGGTACGCCCTTTCTCAAGGTGAAGATCCTGGTTCTGCAATTCTTGCTGGTGCTGCAGGTGGCCTAGGTGGTGCCGCAGGTTTACTTGGCGCAGGTAAACTCGCAGGTAAATATGGCCAAGTTGTTCCAGGGCTAATCGAAAAAGGTTTGGACAAGTCTGTAGGTAAGTCCGGTCTTTCTACGCGTCAACGGATTAATCAAGCAATTGTTAATAGTCCTGAATACATGCGTCGCGGTCAATCTGCGACTCTTTATTCTCCTGCCACTGCTGGCAACATTGCAAGAACAGGTTTACTTGCAGCACCAGCAAATATTGCTGCAGCAGCAAAACCTGCCTTTGCAGCGGCTGCAGTACCAGCGTCCGCCGTTGCCGCTGGCCTTGGTGGCGTAGCCCTTGGCGCTATTCCTGGTGCTATGGGTATCCCAGGATTCCAGCAGAATGTTGCCCTTGATCCTGAATCTTACGGTTCTAGTAATTCTGAAGGTGCTCGCTATAAAGCACCTACCATGCAGTATGTGTAATAAATAAATTACCGACTGCTAAAATTTGTGTTAGATAAGACATAATAATGTCTGAATCTTTCACCCGATAAAAACACTTCCGCGACACTGGAGGATAAACCAAAGTGTTCATTGATAACGATTTTCCAAAAATCTTGGGCGCCGAACTCTATCGGCCCCATCCTGCTTATATTGCTGAAATGGCTGTCGAGCCAGTGGTCGTGCATGACTTCACTCGTCAGCCCGGTCAAACCGTTCAGTTAGACCGCTATAAGTTCTGGGGTACCCCTGGTACGAAGGACAGCCGTGAGCGTATTGCTGATCAAACGATCGGTACCGCTAACAGCCGTAACATCACCAAGGAGAAAGTCCTGGTGGTGCTCAAGGAGTACACTGGTCCTGCCGACCCGGGTGATCCGACCCAGCCCAGCACTTTCAAGATTGCCCGCGAGACCCTGATCACAGCTCAGCGCCTGCTGCTGGATTCGGGCAACCTGAATATGTTCCACCAGTCCATCGGCAGCCTGACACTGCTGGATGACTACCGCCGGTGGCGCGACCGCGTGTTCATCGACGAACTCGCCAAAGCTGAAGCTAACGGTGCTGCTTCTACCAGCCAAGGTGGTTACTTCTTCCCTGGCGGCAAGATCAAAGATTCCTCTGGTCGTATTTCGTACACTGGTACTGAGTACACGGCCGACCTCCAGCAGTTCTCGGTGCGTACCGACCTGCTGAATGTTGTCAAGGATCTGCGTAAGCGCAACACTCCGACATTTGCTGATGGTCTGTATCGCTGCATCTGCGATCCTACCTTCATGATGCATCTGCGTCGTGATCCAGACTTCCGTGAGATCGCTCGTTACGCTGGTAATCCTGGCCAAGGCATGTACATGGGCAACCCCATGATGCCTAACAACGCCAGCTTCTACATGGGTCCTCAAGCTGGTCAAGGTTATTTCCTGGCCGGTGAACCTGTTATGCCGACCGGTGTGCAGTTTGAAGGCGTTAAGTTCTTCGAGTCGACCAACTTCCCCACCAAAAACGTTAATACTTCGTTCGATGGTGGTTCGACCTATGCTTCCAAGGAAGTTGCTCAGGGCTTCTTCTTCGGTCCTCAGTCGGTTGGCGTTGGTATCGGCGGCCCGAACGCCCAGGTGCTCATCAACAACAACGATGACTTCAGCCGCTTCATCATTCTGATTTGGCAACTGTATGCTGGTTTCGAGATTCTGAACAAAGACTTTGTTACCACTGCTTACAGCTACGTTCAAGATGACGGTACCGTCTGATAATTAGTTAACAAACAAACATAGGAAAAGATAAATGACCTATTTGTCCGCTAAAAAAATCTACCCAGGTAACTGGGCTGAGCCTCTGAACGGCTGGTATAAGAACATTGATACCGACGACAGCGGCGCTATTGATGGCTCTAAAGGTGGCCCTACTTCGGTGCTGGCTATCCCTGGCTATCGCTACTTCCAGCAGCGTGGTTATGTCCCCGTGACAACCACCTCTGGTGCTGGTGCAGTCGCTTCTGCTGATGTGATTGTTCCTTCGCCTTATCGTCAGGATGACACACGTCCTGATATCACGGGCATGGTGATCTCTGGCAGCAGCACTCTGCCTGCTTATGTGTATCGTGCCACCATCTCCGTTGCTTCTGGCTGGGGTGATGGCCGCGTTGCTTCTGGTGTTTATGCCGCTACCGGTAACGTTCTTTCGTTTGGCCGTAGTAACGCCGGCAGCCCTACCGCTGCTTCCGGTATTGGCGAAGCTGTGATTCAGGCCAACCTGACATCTACCACCTCTGGTACCCAGGCTGGCGAGATCCTGTTTGCTGCTGGTTCCGCTGGTTATAGTGCCAACCCCTTCCTGATTGCCAGCGGTGCTGCTGGCGTGACCGCCGGTAACGTGTACTACGCTGCTACCGCGTCTACTACTCTGAAGGTGTTCGCCAAAGAGACTGCTAACTCCACCACAACTTCTGGTGGTTTCTACATCTCCAGCGGTGATGCAAGTGCCGGCCGTACTGGCTACCTCGTGGTTGAGTGCTGCTACATTCAGCCTGATGTTGCGCCTGGCTACGAAGACATTGATGGTTACCTCCTGGGCCGCACTGTCAGCTGAGTGAGTTAAACTAGGACCAGACAATAACTGGTCCTATGACAACTCTTTCGGCAGAAATGCTTTATCAGCATAAAAAAACAGGTGCACGTGTCAAGGTTGTAAGTGAATGGGATAATGGCGATTGGTACATGGTCGAAGATCAGGACGGTCGCCTTTTCACCGCTTACAAAACTGAGCTTGCACCTGATGAAGATGCAACCAAAAAGGTTAAAACTCTTCAGGTGAAAGATAAAGCAGCGAAAGAAGAGCCACGCACTTTCCCGCCCGATCACCGTTTGAATATCAATTCAGCTACCGCCCAGATGATCGCTGATCACATTAAGGGTATTGGATTGAAAACGGCACGAGAGATTAAAGATCTTCAGATGTCCTTATCGGGTGAAAGGTTTAATAATCTTGAGCAACTCAAGCAAATCAAGCGGGTTGATTGGGACGCTGTACTGGCTGCAGACCTCATCCGTGTATAATTACTTTTATAGGAAAAAGGCACAGCCCCTGGGAAACCAGGGGTTTTTTCGTTTTACAATGAAAAATAAAACATATAATGTCTTACGTTCCAATTCGATCTGGATACACTGGACCCAGCGCGAAAATTGGTGGTTCAACCGATTATCACATCGATTTAAAATTACTTGAATCATTGCCGATTGGCGAGCGCGTAAAAGCATTAGATACACTTGCAAAGCAATACAGATCAATTGGACGTGAGATTGAATTCTCTAATCCTGCTGTATCCGGTAGGCGCTGGAATCCTGAGTCTGATTTAAGTGATCGAGTACAGTTATTGAATCAAGCGGCTGCTGCTCATGGACATAGCCAGCATCCTGGTTGGCAATCGCTCGACTTTTATGTACCTTTTAAGGGCAAATCTCGTTTTGATCCTGGCGCAGTAGAAGATGCTTCTATTTTTATTCCAGGTGTAGCAGGAGGAAAAGTTAAACGTAGCTCTGGTGGTGGGTATGGCTACTTTTCTGAATCACTTAATCCACAAGGGCAAGTAATCTTTAGAGTTGGACATGGCAACATTGATCGGCCTGAGCAGGAAGCAGAGCTTGCGATTCCCGGAGCACCTCAGTTACCTGGTCCTCAAGTTGTTCAAGGTCAAACACAACAACAACCTGAAGCACAGATAAGCGATAAAGAATTCCTCGAAAAATACATTAAAGAAAACCTTGAGAGTCAATTAATGAGTGGGATGCTATCCGAAATGTTCCAACGCAAACGGAAAGATCCCTTTGCTGAGTTTCAGGAAATGATGCAGGCTTATGGTGTACCAGGTATTTCTAATCCCCTGCTTTAATTCAGTTCATCTATAATTAAAAACATACGGAAATAAACTGTGCAGCTGTCAGATTTTGACAAAAGTAGAGTCCGGTATCACCTGGGCTACTTCACGGTATCCGTGCCAGCGGGCGATTACGCGCGTTTAGAGGAAGCACTTAACACTGTTCCTGATTCGTATTTTTACGACAAAATTGTTATTCAATTAGGTCGTTGTGATACGGCAGAAAAGAAAACTGAGGTTGCTACTTCTCCTTCCACGCGTCTTGAAAGCATTGCTGGCGACGTTGATCGTACGATTCGCTCCAGTAATGCACGAGAAGCATTAAAGGTTTGGGACGAAATCTACCTGTACGAAACCAATCGTCTTGCTGGAATCCTTTACGTGCCTAACTACAAAGATCCAATGCAAGCACGGTATCGTTACGAACGATCTGGTGCAGAGTTTATTCAGGCATTACCAGGACCTGCAGATACTGCAATTGGTTCACGCATCTATTTACATGAGGTTTGGCGCTAATGAATCCGTTTCTCGCTCAGTTTATTCAACGTGCTCCTCAAGTATTAAGGGCTGTACAAGGTTTTGGTGCTAAAGCAGCGCCTAAAGCTGTACAAGGTGTTGTAGATACTGTTACAAATCCCCAGACATATCGCCGTTTAGCGGCTAGCGCAGAAAATACACTTCAACGCACATTACCAAAAGCATTTGCTGGTCCAAACTTTGGCAATATTCCTGCTCGTTTTACCGGTTTAATCAGTGATGTTGCACAGATGCCGGCTGGTTTAGCTCGTGATGTGCAATCTGGAATGGTTGGACGTGCAATTCAAGAAGCAGCTGGTTTTGCGCCACAACTATCCCGTGGTGCCAGTCAGGCTGCAACAGGTGCATTACGTGCTCCGGTCATTGGAGACGCACTGCGTGCAGGTCAATCTGTATTAACAAGTCCACTGCAGACTGCAATTCAAACCGGTGGTCAATTTGCCAGGGATCCTGGGTTACGCCGTGAGTTCTTGAAGCAATTTGGTGGCACTACAGAGAAAGCAGCACGTGCTTTAAGCGGCACTACAAATGTTGGCCGCGTCGGCGGGTTACTGCAGAGCCTTTCTCCTGGTGGTGTGACAGGACTGCGTGGATCACTTGCGCTGCCAGGTGCTCTTGGTGGCGCTGCATGGGAAGTCCCTAATATAATCGAAGCAAGTAGTTGGTTGGGTGATCGCTTGTCTGATGTTGGCATTGGATATGATCCGCGCAGAGATCCTCGTGTTACACCAATTCAAAATCGTCCAGTTGTAAATCCTGGTGAACTTGCACCCGATTACAGTGGCGCCGCAGATCGTGCAGCTCGTTTTGCTCAATATGCAAACATGGGCCAAGGATTACAAGATGCTAACCTGACTCCTGGTGCAACACCACCAAACCAACCTGCTCCCCCACCGCCGCAGTTACCTGCTGCTCGGGGCTCAGTTGAGCAGCAAGCCGGACAACCGACTTTACCACCACCTCCAGGCGGCATGCTTGGTCAAGTGGTTCTGTCGAACGGGGCCGGTGTTCCCGCACAACGTCAGAATGTTCAAGAACGCGCACTCTCTCAAGAAGTACTTAATGCTGCTCAGCAGTACGCTGCTCCTACAGGTGTCCCCCTTCCTTCCTTCTATGCGGGCCAGCAGCAATTGGGTAGGAGTATGGCACAGACTGGAGAGTTGCAACGGCGTCTGACGGATCTTGGAGCTGCTCCGGATATGCAACAGGAGGCTCTGAAGTCCTGGGTGAGAGAGAACCCTGGTCTTGCTTACCGCGAACTGATGAAACTCCAGAGAGGCCAGTGAAAACCATGCCAGCAAATCCAATTCGTCAAAAATACGAACAGATCTTAAACAAACCTTATTCTCAAGGTTTGTTAAATATGATCCGGACCGGCGAAGGCACTGCTGGGCCAGAAGGATATCGCACGCAGTTTACTGGCAAGTTGTTTGATACATCCAGAGGATGGCGCCATCCTAACGAGGCAATTTCTTCTGGTGGATACACAAGCACAGCCGCTGGAGCCTATCAGTTTTTAACACCTACATGGAACGAAGCAGCAAGAACGCTAGGTTTAACCAGCATGGATCCACGTTCCCAAGATCTTGCTGCGTTGTATCTTGCTGATAGAAGAGGTGCTTTAGGCATCCTTCAACAAGGTGGCAAATTGGTCGATGTTGCAGATAAGCTGGCGCCTGAATGGGCTTCTATCCCAACAAGAGAAGGGAAAAGTTACTACGGGCAACCTGTTAAAAGTATGTCTGACCTTGCAAAAGCATACGAACAAGGCAAGGCGCGAGTTGTTGGATCCCCTGCAGTAACAACAACAACAGTACAAAAGCCACAAGTACAACCCCAGCTTGCAGGGCAAGCAGATCCTGCATTAATGAATATGGCGCAGCAGTTGGTTGCACCATTGGTTGGTTCGTTCTTAAATCGAGGCAGTAGCCCAACTTCTTCTTTTGGTAATTTTTTGAATATGTTCGGATCAATGCTTCGGTAACGTCTATAATAAGTAAAAATAGGAAGTATAGCCTTGGCCTCGACATCTACTAATAAACAACCAATGTTGGTTGATCGGCCGTTATTTGATTCGGTTCGAGTAACTACACAAACAGTTGGTAGTGCTTCTACGAATACATTATTTGTACAAGGCGGCCAGGCTCCATCCATTCTTGTTGATATGGATGCCGGATTAGAAGAAGATAATAATAGTGGTGGTGTTGTAGACTCCATTACAATCGCACGTAATGATTTTTATAGGGATGCAGATTACACGGTCAATGCGTCGACTTCTGGTACTCCTGTATCTCTTGTCAGTGGTCAAATTGTTTTTATTTCTTCCACTGGGGTCTTGACTGGTGGAGGTGCGCCGTTTAGTGGTTATGGTTACTATCAATACACTGGTGCAACTACGTTGACGGGTATCAATACTGCTCTTAATTATTCAGGCGGTATTGCATCTGGCTTTGATTACAAAGGTGTTGCTTACGGTTATCAACCAGCGGTGACTTTTGTTTTCTACCAAACCCGTGGCACAACGACACCTATTCCCGCTTCTGGGGATTACCGCTTACTCTTTTCTAAAACAGTTCCGGCAGATAGTGGAATTGTTGATTGTTCTGATGTGATGCCACAACTTGCGGTACCCTCTGTTTCTGCTGGTAATACCAATGGCTTAGGTGCAACTGCGCCACTACGCAATAAAGGGATTTACCTGGAGCGCGGCGATCGTTTATACGTTGGCGTGTTTCCCGATGGCCCAAATAGTTCAGGTTATATTCCAGGTGTACACATTACTGCGCAGGGCGGGTTCTTCTGATCATGGCCAAAAAGAGTGGCAACTCTTTTGGTGATTTTACACAAGTAAAAGACTTTGTGCCTCGCAAGGTACAGCCGATTAAAACTGAATTTTCCAAAGGATCAATTCCCGATTCTTTTTATGCAGTTAATAGGGAATCTTCATGGACGCGCTGGCGGCGTGGCTATGAACTGGCAACTGCAACAGTAACCGATACAGCATACGAATATCCATTTAATTATCAAATTCCACTGCCACAAGGTGTGCAACAGAGTGGTAATAACCCACCTACAATTCCGGGAATTTTCAAGGGGTTCCCAACTGTCCACAAAGAATTTGGTATGCACTGGGCAGGCATACGCGTTGCTGGAAGCCTAAGATTTGACAATATACGAAACACAAGAGTCACCAATCCTTTTTATTGGCACGACGCACAATTTAATGATTACGAAAATATCGGTCAATGGTTTGATCCGGAGTTCTATATCACTAACAGTATTGCGTCCATTGAGTCTGTTACAGAAGATGATGAGTATTGGTACGTAAAGATTAAAGGTGATTGGAGTACTCAAAACCCACTTCCTCCACCGCTTTATGTGCCAATCCCAGGTGTACCTGGCGGTCTAAAAGCAATTAATGGTGAAGTACTTGAAGATCGAATTATTGAAGCAAATGGTGTGCCAATCACCAGAGACACGATTGATCCAACAACACAAAAACGTTATGGATATGTCCAAGCTATTTTGGTTGACACTAATCCTTTTACAGGTGTTTTAACACTAAGAAAAAGAGGATCAGTAGAAGCAACCCCAGACCGCGCTTTGGTTACGCCAGCAACAAGACCACCGAATGTGGGTCGATTTTTCATGACCGGCACACGTTATTGCTGTTCATGTCAAGATTTCAATCGTCGTGATTTTATGTTCATGACAAATTTAAAAGGAGGCAATTGGAAGCCATTCCCAAGAAATACTATTAGTACTGTTAAACCAGGTCGTCGTGAGATCATCACACTTAGCGGATTATTAAATAATGCAGCCATGACACCTGGTGCAACAAACCGTGACATGGCTATCATTTCACCCGCAGTGGAATATAACGTACCTCCAACTATTACACCAACATCAACAACAGTATCTGGAACAGCACGCGACAACCCTGGTGTATATACAGATTTTGGATCTGTTTACCTACGCGGAACAAACCCTGCCCTACCAGGGAGCAAGGCAGATGGTATGGTGACATATGAAGATTACGCAACTTCAAATGAAGAGCTGACCTCTCTTACTGATACATGGACTCCTTTACTAGATGAATTTCGCTATTGCAAACACATTTATGCCATGCGATTTAAAGAAGGCGTGTTTCCACCAGAGCCTTCTGATATCCCCGTTGAAAATGGTAGTCTTGTATCCTGGGAGCAAAAGCTAGTTTCTGATAATGAAAAAGACCAAGAAAAAATACGCGTAGAACTTGCACGTCAATCTTTGTCATACATGGATGTACCGCCCTATAACTGTCAATCTCCAATGATGATGCCAATGATGCAGAAACTGTTTAATGTGCCAAGTAGCTTTGTTCGCATGCAAGGTTTTACCATGTATGACAAAGAAGGCAATCAATACATTCCATCTCAGAATCAAAAACCAGCAACTTAAACTTCGTCTACAATAGGAATACTGCTTCAAGGTATTGCCAATATGTTGCTTCTTACGTCGACTGTCGATATCGTTCAGATCGTAGCGACAAGTGCAACACAATTAGAAATCCATGCTTCTTATGCAGACAATGCATCAGGAGTGGTTACCGCTGGGCGCAAAGACACTATTGTTACAACTGCTACAACCGCTACAATCGTTAGTTCTCCTGCTCAAAATATTCAACGCAATGTACGTACGATTGTTGTACGCAATGATGATCCATCAACTTCCAACACTATAAAAGTAGAGCATTACGACGGCACCAATACGATTACACTTTGGTATGGTGCTTTAGCAGCAGGAGAAGAAGCAATACTTAGCCAGGAAGGCACATGGCATGTCTACGATATTACTGGGTTAGAAAAAAACTATAATGTAATTGGACCGACTGGTCCAACAGGTCCTTCTGGTGGGCCTACTGGTCCACAAGGGGCAACAGGCCCACTAGGTCCTACTGGACCCACAGGCCCAACAGGTGCAACAGGCCCACAAGGTGCAACAGGACCGCAAGGGACAACTGGTCCTATCGGCCCTTCTGGTGCGACAGGCGTACAAGGTGCAACCGGTGTTCAAGGCAGTACAGGTATACAAGGCCCCTCGGGTGCCACTGGAGTACAAGGTGCCACAGGCATTCAAGGTCCAACAGGAACACAAGGTTCGACTGGCCCTCAAGGTACAACAGGCCCCACGGGATTACAGGGAACTACTGGTCCTACAGGCGTACAAGGTGCCACGGGTCCACAAGGTGCTACTGGAATTGAGGGTCCAACTGGGGTAACAGGCGTACAAGGTGCCACAGGTCCGCAGGGTACAACAGGTCCCACTGGAGCAACTGGTGTTACAGGCGTTCAAGGAGCCACAGGTGTACAAGGAGCTACTGGTCCGCAGGGAACCACTGGCCCCACTGGAGTACAAGGTGTCACAGGACCGATTGGCCCCACAGGCGCTACTGGTATTCAAGGGCCTACGGGAGCCACGGGTCCGCAAGGATTTTCGTCTAGTGTTTTTAAATATCAAGCCAAAACAACGGCAACCAGTGGATATCCAGGGGACGGTTTTATCTTATGGAATAACGCCACCCAAACCAGTGCGTCAACTATTCTTGTTAGTCATTTAACATTTGACAATGTTGATGCAGATATTTTTCTTTCTCAATTAGAGCAAACAGAGCAAATTACGATTCAAGATCAAAGCGCAAGTGCCAATTTTCAAGTATGGACAATTAATGGTACGCCAACCAACACAAACCCTGGCGCCGCTAATAGTTATTGGTCTTATCCTGTAACACTTTCAAGCTCCGGTGGAACAGGAACAACAAACTTTGCAAATAACCTCAATATTTTTATTGCTTTAACAAGTGGTGTTGATGGTGCCACTGGTGCCACTGGTGTTGCTGGCCCAACAGGTGCTACAGGTCCACAGGGCGTCACTGGTGCTACAGGTATTGGAATCACTGGTGCCACAGGTGCGACAGGGGTACAAGGTGTTCAAGGCACTACAGGTCCCACTGGGGCAACTGGTGTTGCCGGCCCAACAGGCGCTACGGGTCCGCAAGGCACTACAGGTCCCACTGGAGTGCAAGGTATAGAAGGACCAACCGGAGCCACAGGCGTACAAGGTGCTACTGGTATTCAAGGCACTACAGGTCCCACAGGCGTACAAGGTGCCACTGGTATTCAAGGCCCCAGCGGTCCCACAGGCGCTACTGGAGTACAAGGTGCCACAGGTATTCAAGGTGCCACTGGTGCTACTGGAGTACAAGGAATCACAGGACCTACAGGTGCCACTGGTGTACAAGGTGCCACTGGTGCAACAGGTGTACAAGGAATTACTGGACCCACCGGTGCCACTGGCGTTGAAGGACCCACTGGTGCAACAGGAGTGCAAGGGCCAACAGGCGCTACAGGTGTGCAAGGTGCTACGGGTGCCACTGGTGTTGCGACCATCGGCGGCAGTAATGGCCAGGTTCAGTACAATAACTCTGGAGCATTTGGTGGTGCCGCTGACGTAACTATCGAAAGCGGCGATCTTGTATTACTAAACCAAGCTTCTATTACATCTCCAACTGGCACGGGCACAAAGCTTGGAGCGCAATCAATTGGCGGCAGGTCACTTTTGGTCGCTAAAAATAATTCATCTTCAGCGGCTTATGCAATACAGCCTACGCTTGCGCAAAATCGAGTTAATATGTGGATTGGTATCGTCAATAACTCAACACTCGGCACTTTTGGTACAACTGCTTTTACTGCAACAGGCACAAACACCGCTACAGCGGTAGCAACAACTAATCGTTTTACAAGAACTCAAAGACTTGAATATCTTGTTACTGTTGCTGCTGCAACCGCAGTTGCGGGCTGGCGAATTGTAAACAACGTTTGGAGTATTGGTGGAACAGCAAGTGATGAAGGTGGATTCTATTTTATTTGCCGCTGGGGTCCAGCAACAGGCGTTGCAACAACAACAAACCGTGCATTCGTTGGCATGACTAACTCTACAGTGGCGCCAACAGACGTTGAACCAAGTTCCATTACAAACATCGTTGGCATGGGCTGGGATGCTGCAGATGCAAACATACAAATGATGCATCGTGGTACTGGCGCCGTTACAAAAATTGATCTTGGCGCTAGTTTTGCTGTGCCGACAACAGATCGAACAAAGGTATATGAGTTGGCAATGTTCTCGCCTCCGGGATCAACACAATCGGTTTCTTACTTAGTAACAGACTTGGTCACCGGATCCACAGCAAGTGGCAGCATTACAACAAACATGCCTACTACCACCACGCTCTTGTCTCCACGAGGGTGGATGAGCGTTGGAGGCACAAGTAGTGTGATTGGCATTGCTTTTATGAGTTGCTATATTGAAACAGATTATTGACGCCATAAATCCGATTGGTTACTATACCTAAAGCTTAGGTTTTTTAAATGCGGCTGCATTTGGTTGGTATTTTTCATACCCTTGCAAAAAGCAGTTATTCACATTGTGCTTTTACAGGAAAAGCCCTTCGTTTCCCGCGCATGATGCAAGCGCAAGGATATGAAGTCATTGAGTACAGTAATGAAGGAAGCGAAGCAAATGCAACTGAGCATGTCACCATGCTTACGTCATACGAATTTGACGAGCTATATGGACAACGAAAAGACACTGAATTCTATGGTGATAATGCAACGGTAGGTAGTACCGGTCATCAAAAATTTGAAGAACGCCTAATCGTTGAAATGCGCAAACGTCTGGAGCCAGGCGATATTATCTGTCATCCATTTGGACACGCACATCAAATCCTGATGGATAAATTTCCAGATTACAAGCATGTAGAAACTGGAATAGGCTATCCAACATTAATGCCTAATAGTTTTCGCATCTTTGAGTCATACGCCTGGATGCACTATCATCAAGGCAAAGAAAACAGGCAGGGACGTAACTATGAATGGGTTGTGCCCAACTATTTTGATATTGAAGAATGGGAGCCAAATTATGAGCCTGGACAGTATTTAGCTTTCCTCGGTCGTATTTGTTCCGTCAAGGGAATGGATACAATTTTGGAAATAGCTAAATATAGTCCATGGCCCATTGTCATTCATGGACAAGGTGACCCCATGCCCTGGAGCCATCCCAACATTCATTATGGAGGCCCAATTTCTGGTAAAGCACGTTCTGATTTTCTGCGTAATGCACGTGCGGCTTTAATGCCCACAAACTTTACAGAACCATTTGGCGGCAGTGGAGTAGAAGCAATGCTGTGCGGTACACCATTGATTGCGGTTGATTACGGGGCATTTACAGAAACCATATCTAATGGCATCACTGGATTTAGATGTCATACCCTCCAGGAATGGCTTGATGCCATTGTTGATGTTGATCTATTAGATCGAAGAGTAGTTGCAGCTAATGCACGCAGTCGATACAGCCTGGATGCATGCGGTAAACAATATGATCAAATCTTTAGAACGCTAGATAATTTGCAACACAAGGGATGGTATGAATTACGCGGCATTGAAACGCAAGCCATTGATTACTCTTTTTTAGATCAAGAAGAAAAGCCATTTGCACAACGTCTTGTTCCTTATCTTGTTGATACTTTTAAGCCAGATACTGTACTTGATCTTGGCTGCGGCCCAGGTACATATGTCAATGTATTTAATGACTTAGGCGTTGACTGCATTGGTTACGACACAGACGTGCGTGTCAAAGGTATGCCAAATATTTATTGCAAGAGCCTACATGAAGCAGAAGAGAAAGCAGACCTTGTTCTGTGTATGGAGGTAGCAGAACACATTGATTCTTCTCAGAATGAATCAATTGTTCAAGTTATGTATGACGCTTTAAACCCAGGGGGAGTTTTAATTTGGACCGCTGCAAAACCAGGTCAAGGCGGCGTAGGACACATTAATTGCCAAGAAAAAACATATTGGGAAAAACTATTAAATGCAACTGGTTTAGTTCGTGATACTGTTGAAGAACAAAAAACCATCGAATATATCCGCAATGGATATCATATGGGTTGGTTTTTACAAAACCTTATGATCTATAGAAAACCATGACTAACACACCAAGCTTTGGTGACGTGGTGGATTCAACTTCACCAGCATCCCAAGAACAATTAGCTAAGCGCCAATACGGTTTTAGTACCATTTCTTACGACGGTTCTCCAACTGTTTACAAAGGAGGTGACGTTGTTCATCTCCCATATGAGATAACAGAAAAATCAACGATGGAAGCAATAGGGCTTGCTTGGGCAGCATATGCGGAAGGTATTCCCGCACAAGAATAAGGATACTTAATGGATTAAAAGCAATAGATTAAAATATCTTTAAGCACTTGCGAGGGTGTACCGGCTTTTTCTATGGTCGGTGCATCTAGCTCAATTCAGTATGTCCCACTCTCCTCCACTTGATCAACGCATTGTCGATGAGTATTTCTCACTGGTTTCCAGGCGTAAAAACGAAGGCATCGCCTGGCTTTTTGGTATGACAGCAACCTTTGGCCTTACGCCAGAGCAATTTAAAAATGCAGGTGGCTTTACCTGGGATGGCAACAACTTGATTATCGCAGGACGTAAACGAGCCATACGTCCTCTACATCCACAGTGGGTGCTTCTTTTCCAGCTAAAAGAAAAGCAGCCCCACGATGTGTGGAGCTGCTGGAGTCCCCTTGTGTCACGTCTGTATCGGGCTATGGCTCTCCAGGAGATCAGTATGAATGTCACTGATTTGATCCTGGCTCATAGCATGCGTAAAAGATATTATTCCTCCATCAAGCGGCAGCGGCAACGGGCTGCTCAATCTTTCGCAAGTGCTTCCTGACAGCGTTTACGTTCCACAGATAGCTATCCCTGGAGCGCGTCTCGGGAAACGCTGCGTAGTGAGGACCCAGCTTCAGGGTGCCGTCATCCCGGTACTTGAACAAGGTTTTCTTGTCAATGCCGAGAAGCTCTTCTGCTTGCTGGGCCGAGACCCAACCTGGATGCTTAGCCATAGGTAAGCAAATGTGTACTTCCATACAGTACGGAGTAAAACGACCTTGTCAAGGGTCTTAATTAAAGCTTTATCTCTTCTTGCAAGCTAAGTAACGTGTGTTGAAATTAGAATAAATTAACGGCAACTAAAGAGTATGTATTGCAACGAGCATGAGCCTCTCGCCCTGCTAGTTGAATTAACTCCTAAATTGGCTAAGAAAAAATTTCGTGAAAGTATTTATCAGGCTTGGAATAATAAATGCGGTTACTGCCAGGAACAAGCAACAAGCCTAGATCATATTGTTCCACGGTTTAAATCAGGCTCGTCTAATCGCCATAATTTATTACCTTGTTGCAGGAAGTGCAATGCAAATAAAGGTTCAGAAGACATGAAAACATGGTACGAAAAACAAGAGTTTTTTTCTTTAGAAAAACTTGATAGGATTGAAGCCTGGACCAGGCAAACATCAGTATTTATTTTTGGTGACGTTTAATGGCTTATTGGGATCCAAAGCAGGGATGGCAAGTTCTTTCTTATTCAACCGACTACAAAACAAACTACACAACAGTCGATCCATTAGCTTTATATCCATATAAAACTGTCAATGATTTTTTTGTAGAAGCGCCATATAAAACAATTACAGATTTTGAAACGCTTTTTCCTTATAAAACTGCAGCGGACATTGCCGCTGGCTTTACGCCAAAAACGGCCGATGATTTTCTTGCATTATTTCCCAATAAAACAGATCAAGATTTTGCAGATCAATATCCAGCTAACAGGCCAACAACGGTAACTTTCTGGACAAAAATTGATTCAGATGGCAACAGACAAATAAGCTGGACAGAGCCAAATAAACCAGCTAATTGGAATCAAAAAAGCATCACATACCAAGGAACGCTTAAACAACAGTTTTCTGACGGCTTCCGCAATAGTTTAAGTGACAATCAAAAGGACTTACTTTTAGCTAAAATTGCCGAATTAAACACAAATAACACAAGCAATTTAAACGATATTGACGCCAGAACTATTGCAGTTAATACGTATAATCAGCAACAAGCACTATTAAGAGATCAACAAGCAAATACTTACAATACAGAGGAACAACAGGCTGGACAACAAACTCTAGCGGAATACAATCAACAACAAGACCAACGGAGGCAGGAAGCGTTAACTACATTTAATCAGAATCAAGATACGCTTCGCCAACAATTAGCTTCAATCTACAATCAAGGGCAAGACACTCTTCGCGCCACAGCACAAAGTAACAATTTAACTGCAGCAGACATCAATCAAAAAAATCTTCAACTTAATCAGAAAAACCAGATACTTAACGAATGGAGCCAGGAAGTAGTTAATTATTTACAGGGTAGCAAAACAGGAACTCCAAACAATCCTGCATATGTATCTACGCGAGATGGATTGCCTACTCAAAAATTATCTAATTTATTGTCGCAAGGATTAATAACACAGAATGAATATGACACTTACGTTAATACAGCAAAAAGTGGATTTAAAGCTTATTACTTAATTAATAGATTATCTCCTTGGAATCCCAAGGAAGGACTGCAACCTCCCACGGGGGTATTTAACTCATTGTATTACCGTACCCGGACCGGTGATATAGGAAACAGTGTTGATCAACGATTTAACGCCGCATTGCAAAATGATGATTTAGATATTTTGGGTCGTTTTGATCGCGATCTTTACGCACATTATCATTACACTACTGTCGGAAATAAACTGGGTGCACGTGGAAACGATGTAGACGACGCACAACTTGTACAAAAGTATGCAGAATTTTTAACTGATGCAGATTATCAACTTTATAGGGATCGCGTTCTTGGCGTAGGTGACCAATCTTTACTTGGTGAGCAGGTATCTCAGTTAACAACAGAAGAAGAACAACAAAAAGAAAAAATGTTTGGCGCAATGACGCTAGACGCACTAAAAGAATCACTCCAGGCTTTGCAAAACGCAAAAGCACAAGAACAGCAATTTGATTTATATGCACAACTAGACGGATTTAAAGAAATTACAACATTAAATCAAGATATCAGTGCGTCTATTCTTGGTGATTTTGGTGCAGGCGGCATCATGGGTTGGATGGGAGGACAAGAAGATACAGAAGAAAAGTTTTCAAAAGAATTAGGAAAAATTACTGGAATCCCAAGTCGCAGCACGGCTGTATATAACTGGCAAAAGTGGTTTGATGAACAATTGACTACAAAGTACAAGGAAGGAACAACTTTCCAGGATCTGGAAGACCCCACTAAAACCTATGTGTTGGATAAAGAATTTGCGGATAAGTACATTAATACTTACTTGAAGCCACGCTTTGATGCTTCCAAGTCAATGTCCGAATTTACAAGTTATCTGGATGTGTCACAAGCAGAACAAAACATATTCCGAACCCAAAGCTCTATTAGCGCATTAAAAGATATTGCAGATTTAAGGGCTAAGGCGTATTTAGATCAAATTTATCAGCAGTCCAATACGCAAAAATCAAATTTTGATCCTGCGTTTTATTTAAATCCGACAGGTAATTTTAGTGCAGATGATCCAAAGCTTGCTAAATATGCCGAACAAAAAGCAAAAGTTGATTCAGATTATCAATTAGCCAAATCTAATCCCAATACTGTTGTTGAAGGCGTAGGAAAAACATGGGCACAACTTGCATATCAATATGGTTTAGATATCAACGATCCACTGCAATTTGCCAGATTACATTATGAAGTTGTGGGTGGACCTAAATATAATTTTGACGGCGCAAGAGACGTTTTAACATTTCAAGATGCAAATCAATATATTCAAAATACAATATTGCCGCAAATTTTAGAGGAGAAAAACAATCTTGGCGATGTAACATTTATGAATTTTGTGACGCCAGAATCTTTTGCTGATGAGCTTTTGCGTGGCGTAAATCCTGAAACAAACAAAGAAGAATGGAATAAACTACTTGAGTCCCAGGGGTTGGCAGGTAGCGATGCTGGCATAGATGAAGTAAGGCAATATATCATCGATTCTTTTAGGACTAATGCCGCGCAACAAATTCGAGAATCTATTAAGTACTTAAACGAGAAAAGGTTGCGTCCAACACAAGAAAGGTTGGGAGTTGATTATATTGAAAGGACCAGTGACGCAGCAACAACTGGTTCGCCAGAAGAAACCGAATTATACAAAGTGTTTCGCAATGCTGGTTACCAAGGAACAGAAGATGATTTTTATAACTCTTTTATGACTGATATTGATAGAGGAGAAATGGAATTATTTACACAAGGAAGTAAAGCTGGTGGAATTCAATTAGGCGGCAGTTACTCAGGATTGACCAGTAGTGATCCCTTTGAAAGCATGGCATCAATGGAAAGTTTATTTGACAACGCAAAAGAAACAACAACAGAAGATAAACAAGCGCCTAGTTACTTTAGACTGTTTGATGAAGAGGATACAGATGACGATTACAAGTCTGCAACAGGACAAAAAATTCTTGGTGAATTTACATCGATGTTTAAAGGATTTAGCTAATGGCAGATAAGGCACGCAAAGCAGCAAAAGCAGCAAAATTACATAAAGATTCAATGGCGTGCAACAAACCACGCCGCACCCCTGGACATCCAACCAAATCACATGTTGTTAAAGCATGTAAAGGCGGAGAGGAAAAAATTATCAGGTTTGGTCAGCAAGGCGTAGAAGGTGCTGGTAAACACCCAACAACAGAGAAGGACAAAGCAAGGAAACGTTCATATTACGCACGGCATAATGCACAAGATCCTAATCCAAGCATCATGTCTGCCAGGTACTGGTCAAACCGTGTAAAGTGGTAGGGCCACTCATTCAATTACATGGCAAAACCTAAGTCATCTGCATCCATTAAGATCGAGTCTCGCCCTAAACTAACGCGACAGGGTGATGGCAAGCACTCAAAGCCAAATCATGGTCGCAAGTTAAGTCGCGGTCAAGGCAAATAAATTGTGTATGATTGGAAGTAATTATTGTTACTTCCATGTCGGATTTTTCGTCTGCCATTAACATCATTCGTAAATACGAAGGATTTAACGAAAAGGCATACCCAGATCCGAACACAGGAGGAGACCCATATACCATCGGGTATGGAAGCCAATTCTATCCCGATGGTTCTCCTGTTAAAAAGGGACAATGCTGCAGTAAACAAAAGGCACTGGAGTATTTGTTCCATGAGGTCAATGTAATTGAAACTCAGCTTTTGAAATTGAATTTGGGGTTAGATGATTGTATGCGTCAAGCCCTAATTTCTTTTATTCACTCGATTGGCTGGGAGCCTTTTTTGTACAGCCATGTTATTGATGCTATTGAGCACGAAGATTTTTGCGGCGCCACAGAAGAAATGGGCAGATGGATTTTCAATGAAGACCATAAGGTTGTCGGTGGATTACTTGATCGCCGTAGGGAAGAAATTAGTTTATTCCTCCAGGAAGTTGACGCCAATCCCTGGTCCTCAACAGAAGTTTTGTTGACAGCATTTCGCAATTACACAGCAGCACCACACGAAGTACGCGCTATCAGAGGTTTAGAAGAAAGCATCAGTCCTTATGTCCTATCAAAATTTGCCAATGATTTTTGTATTGATGACAATCCATGGTCAGATTTTAGTACTGATGACGCAGATCTAGTATTTGGCGGCTAGGCTTAGAATAATTGCATTGAGAACATGCAGAGCGGGATGGAGAGGTCAGTTGAGCCACGGGAATTTGAACTCCCCCTAGAATTGCAGTTCTCAATGCGTAAAGCAGAACTTGCTGCGCAAGAAATGACATGGGAGGAGTTGTACTGTGCACTTCTCAATCTGTACCACCAGCGCCTTATGGAATGGTACGCTATTAAATCCTTGATGGAAGATGAGAATATTTCTATTGATTTTGATATTCCAACTGAGATTGAGTTAGCAGAACTCGCCGCCGCCTGCATTGACGACGACGAGGATGAAAACGAAGACGATCTTCAGCCTTTTTGAATTTCGTCTAACTGAATCAAGCGATCAATGTACCACTGCGCTTTTTTAAGGGATTCAGTGCCCCCCTTCAAGCGTTCACGCCATACATATTTTTGAATGTTGCCTTTCAGGTAACCACGATACTCATCTGGTGTTAATGAAGCCTCAATGGCCTCAATACACTCAATACTCCCACTATCTGTGTAGTGGGTAGGATGATTTACATTATCGCCCTGGAGCACAGGAGCCTCTTCTTTGACAGCCCATGGTACTGGGCATACGCCACCAGGGCAATCCATTACTTCAGGCACTGGATCTACCGGAGCAAACCACGTCGTTTTGCCGACAA